TAAACTACTTTTTATTGATTCTGGTACACTTCGTGGTAAAAATTTTACTATATTAGATAAAGTATTAGAAGGTTCAATAGAAAGTGAAAGAATTAAATTTGGATGTATGTACATTCAAGATGATTCAATATTTGAACCAGACTTCTATGTACAGAGGTTTAATCTCAGAAAAGACGGCGGATTAACCTTCTGGTGGGAGAATCAAGATAACCCATATTGGGGGTGGTAAAATAACTCTACACTATTTATTTATATAGCTATAAACACTAATAAAATGACATACCAAGAAGTAAACGACCGTTTAACAAGGGTCCAAACTGCATTACAGTCTTTACAGGATGGTTCTTATGCAAATTCTACTAGCATAAACGTTCCGCAAATGACCTCACAACTTCAAGAGGTAGAGGCAAAATTACAAGAACAATTACTTGTTTTATCAGAAGCTGAAAAAACAGCTTTTGTAAATGGCCAAGCTACTGAATACACAGACGAAAAAGAACTTCAGAAACTTAAAGATAACCAAGATGTTAAATCTATTAAGACAGCTGGTGGTAAAAAAATTAAGGAAGAAGCTGGACTTCAATTTTCATTAGAAGAAACTAAAGCTATTGCTAGAGAAATAGGAAAAGCAGTAGCAAAAGGACTTAAATCAATGGGAGATGAATTAGCTTCTATGAAAGTTAAAAATATAGAAGAAGGATCTTTTGATATTCATGTACAGTACAAAAAAGATACTTCCACAGATGATTTCTCTTTTTATATTACAGGAGACGACTTACACCTAGTAGATTTTTCATTCGATAAAGTAATTGGCGGTGTTGGTGTTAAACCTTCGGGAGAACCAATCGTACACGTTGATGTAATAGCAAATGAACTTACCAAACACTGGAAGTCTCAAATGAAAGAAGGAATGTCTGATGAAGAATGGGCCAACGCAGAAGAAAAAGGTAGATTAGAAGATCATCCTGAAAAGGATATGATTAAAAAGATACAAGCTCTTATTGCAAAAGAAAAGAAAATAAAAGAAGGAGAAGGAGCAAGCGAAGAAGAGGAATTGAAAGAATGGGGCAGCTCAGATCAGAACATAATGAATCAATCTATTCATAAAGATCTAGGAGAACCTACATCCATGCCCTCTCCATTTAGTCAAGAACTGGAATCAGCAGTTGAAGATGCAGTAGATAACTATTGGAACGATTGGGAAGAATATGACACTGATAGAGAAGGTTTAATTGAACATGCTAAAAAAGCATATTTTAGAGCTTACTTTAAAGAAACGTTTAATAAAATGATTCAGATGTTTAGTGAATCACAGGTAAATGAAGCTCCAGAAGGAATGTCATATCTTGAAGTATCCGTAAGAGATGCTAGAAAGGCAATGGCTATAATGGATGACCGGTTTAGAGGACAGTTTGAAATGAACGGTTCTAACGTTTATTATTTTAATGATGATTCTATGGCTTATGATGCTATGATGGATCTAGGAGCTCAAGGTATTGAAATTGTAGATACAAATATAGAAGAAGGAGTTAGAGAGAATGAAACACCAGAAGGTGGAATGGATCAAGGAGGAGACTTAGATGTTGGACATCAAGATGATGAACCAAACATGCTTAAAAAAGATTTATACGATATTGCAACATATGCAGCTAAGTTATATAAGCAGTTAGACAAATACGACAAACATGATGGCGAGGTAGACTTTCCACATTGGTGGCAGAAGAAAGTTACCTTAGCCAGAGAATATATTTCATCTGCACAACACTATTTAGAAGCAGAAGAAAAACAACCTGCATTAGATCAGCTTGCTTTAGAAAGAGTGGTTAAAGATAATGAATCACCGACACTAAAAGCTAAAATAGCTGCTGAAGATTTTATGAGTCAGTACCGTAAAGCATTTAGACTAGTTTCTAATAACTTCGGTAAAGAGGCAGAAGCAGAATTTAAAAGTATAATTAAAGCTAAATTTGCTGCACTCCAAGAAGGAGATCTAAACGAAATGGTAGATCCTTCCTATGCTGATATGTTAGCACAGTTTATTATACTAATGGGATCTGGATATGGAGCATTACAAGCAGTTAAGAAGCTTGGAGATGAGACAGGAGACATTTCTTTAGATAGTGTAAAGAAAGCTATTAAAAAATATAAAGACGGAGATGTTAGCGAAATTGGAATGTTTCACGATCCGGTAGGGTATGAGAAAAGCAAACCAGAAACACCTACCTACACTAAAAAGTACGTAAGTAAAAATGTCTATGATATTTTCAAACACGGTAAAAAAGTAAAAACCGTTAAAGGAAGTGAAGGAGAGGCTAATGCTTGGATGAATAATGCTAGTAAAGGACAGCAGAACGAAGCAGCAGAAGGACAATCAATCTCAGATTTAAAACCTGGAGATAAGTTTGAATTTAATGGTAAAACATATACCTTAGTAAAACATATAGAAGGTAACATAGCTAAAGTAATACGTCCAAACGGAGATACTTCTACAGTATCTTTTGGAGGAAAAATAAATACAGGTAAAAAAGCCGGTATTGGACCTGATGCTTTTGGGCAAGGAAAAGGCCATCATATCGATGAAGCTCAATCTACTTGCTGTGGTAAATGCGGTAGAAAACACGTTAAAGGAACTAAATGTAAGACTCCTTACTTAAAAGGTAAAGATCACTGTAGAACAAGATAATATGAAAAAAGCAGATCTTAAAAATATTATTCTAGAAGCATATCAAGAAGTACTCATAGAAGGACTTTTAGATGAACTAGAAGAGGCTGAAGGAGACGAAGAACCAACTGAAGAACCTGCACCGGAAGATGCTGGAGCACCAGAAGGAGAGGAAGTACCAGAATCAGAACCTGGAGATGAAGCAGAACTTGCCGACGCTACAGATACTATATTAGGTAGATTTCCTACCCTTAAAGCTGCAATTATAAAATTACAGACAGAAGACTTTACAGAATTTGTAGACTCAATTGACTGGATTTCACCCCGTCCTACCGCTTTTAGAATTAATCTAAAGAATGGACAGGATTATGAATTAAAATGGACAGGTAAAACTTTTGTAGCTAAAATATTAGGTAAGAGATATTTCCTTTCTAATATTGCAGATTACCAACAAGCACTAGATAAACTAGCTATTCTTTACTCAGAATCACCGATGAAAGGAGCTGGGGAAGGAGAAGCAGCAGAAGGTATTGATTCAGCAGACACTGGAGGAGGAGACTTCCCAGGAGAAGAAGGAGGAGCAACCGGAGGTGAAGAACCAGCAGCAGGAGGAGAAGATTTAGGAGCTGGAGGAGAAGAAGGCGGAGGAGCAGATTTAACTGACGAACCAATAGACTTCGAAGACGGAGCAGAACCAGAAGCTTAATGAATTTAATAGATAGAATCATATTAGAATGGTCATATAAGACCGAGAAAGGATATCCTGATCTTAATAATAAACAAGATTTAAGGATATTTGAATCTCTGTTTGGTTTCAACTTAGAAGAAATGGCAAAAAAACCATTTAGTTTCCTTTCCCCAGAAGCTCAAGAAGTAGGAAAAGCCATAATGGCAAAATTAAACATTCCTGAAGACGAGATTGCATCACACTCTAAGAACAGAATAATAGTACTTACAGACATACCTAGACAGCAAGTATTTAGTGCATTAGGTGAAATGGGATTTGAAAGAGACAGCACCACAAGAGGTTCCAGTGGAGGAGGGTACCGTACTGATTCTGGAATAGAAATAATTCATAAACCAAAATCTCTTACACAAATTGGAGGAGCAGGAGTCGGTAATGAAACCTTTATATACGAAAAAATTAAGAACGTATTAGAATCAAATTCCCCAATAAATGTAAAAATCGATTCTAGTAATGGACCTACGTTAGAATATCGAGGAGTAGTAGGAGTTAACCACGTAGGGAAAGAAGGTGAAAGAAAAGGATGGAAAGGAGATATATCTCTAGAGACATCAAAAGGTCTTGAGTTTATCTCTATAAAAGAAGATGGACCCTATAGGTGGGCATCTGTAATGGGAAGGTATAAAGAATTTTATCAAAAATTTATTACAAAAGCTTATAACGGAGATTACCCCTTCTTAAAATTAACTCCTTTAGAAAGTAACCCTAGAGTTCTACAAATGATGAACCCAGATAACGGTAAACCATACGGAAGAATATTCATACTAAATCATCCACAAGTAGAGAAAGATACATATGATATGGCTTTTGGTCAAGACCATGCACAAATAGTTCAAAGATCTTTTACTGACGCAGACTTTAATTTAGAAGGAGATACCTTAACTATTAAAGCTAGTAGAACTATGAAAGACCTATCAGACTTTACAGATGATGATCTACCGATAATTGAATTTGAAAGAAATGCTTCTAAAGCAACTGCTACAGAAGGACCCTTCAATAGAGGTATTGTCGTAAGAACAGGACCTAAGAAGAGAATGAAAAAAGCAACAGAAAGAGCCAATAACCTTGTACTTCAGTACGATGAATTAGGGCTATAAAAATGAGTTATGGCACAAGACATAAAAAAGATAATTGCACAAGAATACCTCAAGTGTGCAAAGGATCCAGCATACTTTATGAGAAAGTATTGCTATATTCAGCACCCTAAAAGAGGGCGTATACTCTTTAACCTTTACCCATTTCAAGAAAAGGTACTACATTTATTTAGAGACGAGCAGTTTATTATAACTCTTAAATCAAGACAGTTAGGTATATCAACTTTAGCTGCAGGATATTCTCTATGGTTAATGTTATTTCATAAAGATAAAAACGTCTTGGCATTAGCAACCACACAAGCTACAGCACGTAACCTTGTAACTAAGACTACTTTTATGTATGACGAGTTACCAAAGTGGTTAAAACTACCAGCCGTTGAAAAAAACAAATTATCTTTAAGACTTAGAAACGGATCTAAAATACAAGCTAAATCATCTAATGCAGACGCTGCCCGATCGGAAGCGGTATCTCTCTTATTAATAGATGAGGCGGCCTTTATTGACAACATTGAGGAGACCTTTGCAGCAGCCCAACAAACACTAGCTACCGGGGGTCAATGTATGGCCTTATCTACACCTAACGGTATTGGTAACTGGTTTCACCAAACATGGGAAAAAGCTGAAACAGGAGAGAATTCATTCTGCCCAGTAAGACTCCCCTGGACTGTTCACCCTGAAAGAAATCAGGATTGGAGAGATATGCAGGATAGAGATCTTGGCCCTAGAATGGCAGGACAGGAATGTGACTGTGACTTCTTAGCTTCAGGGGATACTGTATTTGAACCAACCGACCTTATTTTCTATGAAGAGACTTATCAGAAAGACCCTGTAGAAAGAAGAGGAGTTGATAGTAATTTATGGATATGGGAACCTGCTGACTATACAAAAGACTATATGGTTGTAGCCGATGTCGCTAGAGGAGATTCTGCCGATTACTCTGCATTCCATGTATTTGAAATAGAATCATGTACCCAAGTAGCCGAATATAAAGGTAAGATATCTCCAAAAGACTTTGGAAATGTACTTGTAGGTATAGCATCAGAATATAATGAAGCCTTACTTGTCTGTGAAAATGCAAATATAGGGTGGGCTACAATAGAACAGATACTCGAAAGAGAATATAGAAATATGTACTATAGTTCTACATCCAATATGGAGACAGTAGAATCATATATGAACAAATACGAAAGAGATAAACTCGTTCCCGGGTTTACAATGTCTGCTAGAACTAGACCTTTAGTCATAGCTAAGATAATTGAATACGTAAGGGAAAGAGCGGTTACCCTACAATCTAAGAGGTTAATGGCCGAGATGAGAGTATTTGTATGGAAGAATGGTAAACCTCAAGCACAGACGAACTACAACGATGATTTACTCATGGCCTGTGCAACAGCATTATATGTTAGAGATACAGCATTGAGGTTAAGACAGCAAGGTATGGATTTAGCAAGAGCACAGCTATCTTCTTTTGGTAATTTAAACTCTCAGAACAGAGCAGTTATGAGTTCAGTTGGTTCCTATCAAGATAATCCTTATATTGTTAAGACAAACCATGGTGACGAAGATGTCTCATGGTTATTTAAATAATACTATTTATATATAAAGTAAATTTACAATGGCGGATAAATCCTTATTTGGTAGACTTAAAACACTCTTTGCTTCTGACATTATTGTTAGAAACGTAGGAGGTGATGAGTTAAAAATTGCCGACGTTAATCAGATTCAATCCACGGGTAGATATCAGACTAACTCGTTAGTAGATAGATTTAGTAGACTCTACATCTATAATAATAAAAACGTATTTAATCCTAACCTGAACTATCAGACATTAAGGATTCAACTATACTCAGATTACGAGGCAATGGATACTGATCCAATTATTGCTTCTGCATTAGATATTGTAGCTGATGAAGCTACGGTTAAAAACGATAATAACGAAATATTATCGATTAAATCATCTGATGAAAATATACAAAAAGTCCTTTATAACTTATTTTACGATGTACTTAACATCGAATTTAATTTATGGTCATGGACTAGGAACATGTGTAAATACGGAGACTTTTTCTTAAAGCTTGAAATAGCAGAGAAGTTTGGAGTTTATAATGTTCTACCATACACAGTCTACCATATGGTTAGACGAGAGGGAGAAGATCCTACCCAACCAGGAAAAGTTGTTTTCCAATTAGATCCAGACGGATTAGCTTCTTCACAGAATCCTAACTACCTTCCTAAAAGAGAACAATCTAAAATAGTTGAATTTGACAACTACGAAGTAGCACACTTTAGATTGATATCAGATACACATTACTTACCTTATGGCCGTTCTTATTTAGAACCAGCTAGAAAGATCTTCAAACAAGTTACTTTAATGGAGGATGCAATGTTGATTCATAGAATCATGAGAGCTCCAGAAAAGAGAACTTTCTTTGTTAACGTTGGATCTATTCCTCCTAACGAAGTAGAGCAGTTTATGCAAAAGACTGTTAATACAATGAAAAAGACTCCTTATGTAGGAGAAGATGGTCAGTATAACTTACGTTTTAATATGCAGAACATGATGGAAGATTTCTATATCCCGGTAAGGGGTGGAGATACTTCTACTCGTATTGAAACTACTCCTGGTCTACAGTATGACGGAGTAACAGATGTACAGTACCTTCAAGCTAAAATGTTTGCAGCATTAAAAATTCCAAAAGCATACTTCGGATTTGAAGGAGACTTATCTGGTAAAGCAACACTTGCTGCAGAAGATATTAGATTTGCACGTACAGTAGAAAGAATACAGAAGATATTAGAATCAGAGTTAACTAAAATAGCATTAGTTCACCTATACACTCAAGGATTTACAGGAGAAAGTTTAACTAACTTCGAAATCAAGTTATCTACTCCATCTATTATATTTGAACAAGAGAAGATTGCTCTATTAAAAGAGAAGATTGATCTTGCTAATCAAATGAAAGATACTAAATTATTCTCATCAGACTATATCTATGAGAACTTATTCGATATGTCTGAAGATACTTACATGGAGATGAGAGATTTAGTTAGAGAAGATTCTAAACGTTTATTTAGAATAGCTCAAATTGAAAATGAAGGTAATGATCCTGCTAAATCAGGAACAACTTACGGAACACCACACGATCTTGCTTCTATGTACGGTAGACGTTCTACTGCTACACCAAAAGGAGGAGCACCTGGAGAAGTACCAACAGGATATTCAGAAATGGAACCTAAATGGGGAGAACCAGGAGAAGAAGGAGGTAGACCAAGAGAAAAAGCATCAGTTTACGGAACAACAGCTGCGATGGGCGGTAGAGATCCATTAGGGCAGCATGGTATGAAAGGCGGTTATCCATCAGATAATGATAATGTAATGGAGAACCTAACCACCCAAGCAATATACCATAGAACAAAAGACTCATTAAAAAATATCGTTTTTACTAAAGAGAATGCTAATGAACCTGATATGTTGAATGAAGGGAACATTAGAGATTTAGGTAATTAGTAGATATTTATAATCGTAAACGTGTATAATGAAAGTAAAACACTCAAAATTTAGAAACACAGGTCTTATTTTTGAGCTGCTTGTAAAACAAATAGCATCAGATACTTTAAACAATAGAGACTCTGCTGCTGTTAAGATACTTAAGAAGTACTTTACAGGAAAAACAGCCTTAGCAAAAGAATTCAAACTATATGAATTTATAGCTAAGAATAAGAATATATCTCAGTCTAAAGCAGAAGCAATTGTTTCTACTATTACTGAGATATCCCGTAGATTAGATCAAAAACAATTAAAAGAGTCTAAATATAACCTTATATCCGATATTAAAGAGAACTACAACGTAGAAGAGTTTTTTAGTATTCAGGTTAGAGATTATAAAGCTTTAGCTGCCTTATATTGCTTATTAGAAGCACAGAATAATGCAGATTTAGTTGATCCGACTGTATTAGTAGATAACAAAACTACTATTTTAGAACATTTAACCTCTTCTCCACAAAAAGAAGCAGACGTTAAAGATACTTTAATAGAAGACTACGCTAAATACGATAAAGACTTACGTTTACTTACTTTCAAAATATTGTTAGAGAAATTTAACGATAAATACAAAGATTTACTTCCAGAACAAAAGAACATTCTTAAAGAATTTATTACATCAGTTAACTCAAATGCACGTTTACGTAATATAGTTAACGAGGAACTAAACAAAATATCTTCAGATGTAAGAGACTTAGTTAAGAAAGTTAAAGACGAAGTAGTTAAAATTAAATTAGAAGAGGTTGCTAAAGCTATTGTACCTATCTCTAAGACAGAGAAGATAACAGACAGTCATTTAGTAAACTTAATGCAATATTACGATTTAGTTAACGAACTTAGATCTATCTAATGAAAAGATCAGAGCTAGTAGGACTCGTAAAAGAGGTAATGCAAGAGCTTCAAGAAGCAAACGTTACAAATGTAGGAGGAGCATCATTTACACCCGGAGACGGAGCACAGTATGCTACTCCTAAGGCTTTTGGAAAAGGCCATAGAGCAGTTAAAACATTAACTAAATTAGGATTCAAAAAACAAAGTCGTCCAAAACGACCATCACATACTAAAGGATTCGATTACTTATAAAATTATGAGAGTAAAATCAGTAACAGAGAGATATAGAGCCGTAAATGAAGGCACTATGAGCAAAAAAGAGTTTGTTCGTCAAATGAGACAGCAATACCCTATGCACGTAACCCAATTCAACGGATTTGACGATTCAGTTCAAATCTTAAAGAATAGAGGTCTTTTATTCGAAACAAAAAAAGAAGTAGTTGAAGCACACGTATATGACGAAAGACCTGCTTTAAACTATTCTTTAGATGCTTTAGATAGAGCTATCAGAATAGAGATTCAAACACTTGGATTAGAACCAGGAGAGAATATCTCTTCAGCTGACTTTAAAAAAGCTGAAAAGAAAGCTAAGAAAAACTTAGAAAAGAATCCAACACATTACTTAGACTTAATGTCAGGTGAATCTAAAAAAGTAGATAAACACGACAAAATGAAAGAAACAAAGAGAGGCGCTAAAGATGCCGATACTTTTAATGCTATGAAGAAAGCTACATTAAAAGAAGGGTATACAGAAGAACAAATCGAAGCTGCTATTCAAAGAATTAAAGAGAGAAAAGGAGCTACATCTATGGATGAAGCAGGTGAACCTGTTTATGTAGATGGAGAAGAACTTTCTTTTGAAGATGCAGTATATGATTTTATTGAACTTACTGGTGATATGATTTCCCGTGAATGGAAACATAAAAAATGGTTAGGGTATATTGAAGATAATGATCCGCACTTACTACGTAAAGATATAATAGATGCTGCAGCTAAGCAATGGCCTGATGATATCAATCCATTTATAGAATATATGGACGGAATTGGCTATGAACTTGACATCTACGAAAAAGTAAAAGAAGAAAAGAAAGACATAGTTAAAGAAGCAGGTAAAACCGCTCTTATTCAAACTATGAATAATGCAATAGCAGCTATTAAAGGTAAATACGGAGAGATGCCCGGTATTACAGGTATCATCAGAGACTTCTTAAAAACACATATAGACGATTTAGCTGATGGAGCAGATCCATTAGATGAATTTGAAAACTATGTTGATGCAAACTACGATTCTTTATCAGAAACAGAGGAAACAATTTCTGAATTAGACGGTACCGGAACAGTAGATGCTTTAACAGCAATAATTGGAGCTGGAGGATTAGTAGGAGGAGCAGTAGCTTTAAGTAAGTTAATGGATTCTTTAGAAGATGGTAAATTTGGAGACAAAGGAAAAGCAGTAGCTAAGTTCTTAAGAGATGCTGGAAAAACTTTTTCTGGTCAAGGAGCTCCAATGAAAGAAGGAGAGGTAGATGAATTTTCAATTGAGGATTTCAAAGAGATGTTACTTGATCCTGAAATGGGATATGAAGAGGATTTTCCGTCTATTGTTAAATACAGTATTGACTCTCTTTATACAGCTTTTAATTTAGCTCATAATACAAAAGGATATGATGTAGAAGAGTTTTTAGAAGCACTTTCTGATGATACATTACCTATGAAAGTTTTTAGACTTTTGAAACCGAAAGGAAGTTCAGTAGAAGAAAAGAAAGGAAAAGATCACGACGGAGATGGAGACATTGATAGTGATGATTATATGGCAGCAAAAGACAAAGCTATTAAGAATGCAATGTCCGAAGAAGCTCAAATAAAAGAAGCAGTTAAGACTTTAATCAGAAAGGCTTTAACAGAAGAATCTATCAATGAAGCAGCTACCGGAAACTTATCTAAATTCTCAGATGATTATGCAGACTTCGAAGGAATGACTCAAATCATCAACCAGCTTGAAAATTTAGTTACCGATGTAGAAGGGTACTATGCTAAGACATCAGAAAAATTACAAAAGATATTTGATGCAGTTGGAAATGTAACTAATGAAGAAGGATTAAAAGTTGGAGGATTTATCGCACCATCTATTGAAACAGCTTTCAGAAAAGATATTCAGCCAGTAGTCAAAAAAGGATTTATGAACTCAGTTCAAATCCCAACCATAAAGGCAATCTCTCAAGCAGATATAGATGCACATAACTCAGGAGAAAGACCTCTAGGAGAAGAAGAAATGGAAGAGAAACAAACGATGTTTACTCCGGTAATGGAAACCAAAAAGAAGTAATATGTCACAATCATTATTAGTAGACGTAACACCATTTAGACCTCTATTAAGAGAATCCAAAACAAAACCTGGAGTCTTTGAAGTAGAAGGTGTTTTACAGCGTGCAGTTGCTAAAAACCAAAATGGCAGAACATATAGTAAAGAGATTCTAATGAGAGAATCTAAGAGATATACAGATGAGTTTGTTAAAGTCGGAAACGCCTTTGGAGAACTTGATCACCCTGAATCTCCTGTTGTCTCTCTAAAGAACGCATCCCATGTAGTAAAAGAGTTATGGTGGGATGGAGACGACCTTATGGGACGTATAGAATTATTAAATACCCCGGCCGGTAATATCGTAAAAGAGATATGTAAGGCAGGACATACAATCGGAATCTCATCTAGAGGTACCGGTTCAGTACAACAAACAAACGAAGGAACTTTAGAAGTACAAGATGACTTTGAATTAGTATGTTGGGATTTTGTATCTAATCCATCCACACATGGAGCATTTATGAACCCAGTATCATTAAATGAAGGTAAAGTTAAAGCCTCTAAATATTCTAATTTAGATTCAATCATAAACGATATATTAAGAGCGTAACAATAATTCCCTCGGACGCTACCGAAGGCAGGTGTCGATTCCTCCATAGAAATATGGGGGTTTCTTTTTTATATATTTATATACTATTTATTGTATATAATGTACTATCCTATATAGTATTTAAAACTCTTTCCACATTTACAACTTAACCATAGTTGTAGGAAAATCACACAACAATTTATTTTTAAAATGGCAAACAAAGATTTATTCAAGCAAGCTATTGCTGAAGCAAAGTCTGTACGTGAAGCCGCTATTGCTAACGCTAAAGAGGCATTAGAGGAAACTCTAACACCACACCTTAAAGACATGTTAGCTGCTAAACTTCAAGAGATGGAAGATTCTCAAAACGAAGAAGAAGTAGTAAACGAAGTTGAAGAGGAAGTAGAAGAAGCTGTAGAGGAAAACGCATCAGGATTTATTGCAGTAAAAGAAGCTGAAGAAGAAGAGGCAGAGGATGATTCAGAAGAATCTGAAGACGAAGCCGGAGAAGAAGGCGAAGAGGAAGCTGGCGAAGAAGCCGGTGAAGACGAAGCTGGAGAAATGGAAGGTGAAGAAGAAATTGACGGAGACGAAGATTTATCTAAACTTTCAGTTGACCAATTCAAAGACATGATTAGAGACATTATTGCTCAAGAAGTAGGCGGAGGCGCTGAAATGGGAGCTGATATGGATGCTGGTGATATCGAAGGAATGGGAGACGAAGCACCAATCGAAGAACCTGGAATGGAAGCTGAACCAGAAATGGGAGCTGAAGACGAAGAAGAAATCGACTTGGATGAGTTACTTAGAGAACTAGAAGCTACTACAGAAGAAACAGTAGAAGAAGGTGAAGATAAGGAAGAAGAAGAACCAATGGAAGAAGCAGTTGAAGAAGAGATAGAAGAATCTACAGAATTAGCTGAAGCTTTAGAAACTATTGAATCTTTAAGAAAAGATCTTCAAGAAGTTAATCTTCTAAATTCTAAATTACTTTATGTAAATAAAATCTTTAAGGCTAATAACCTTACAGAGTCACAAAAAGTTAACGTAATTGCTGCTTTCGACAAAGCTGAAACAGTAAAAGAAGTTAAGTTAGTATTCGAAACAGTTTCTGAAAATGTAGTTACTACTAAAAAAGAAACAGTTACGGAATCAAAAATGAGAGGAATGGCATCTAAAGCTACTGGAGTTACTGCTTCTAAACCAGAAGTAATCGCAGAAGTATCTGATGCTGTTAAAAGAATGCAAAAACTTGCAGGAATTATTAAATAATTAAATTAAATTAAATAAAATGGAATTAAATACCCTATTAGAAAGCTCGAACCAATATAAAAGTGTTCAAGCTGACGCAGCTAAATTGTCTCAGAAATGGGCTCAGTCTGGCTTATTAGAAGGTATCAAGGATGAGAGAGTTGCTGGAAACATGGCAATGATCCTTGAGAACCAAGCAAAACAAATCGTAGCTGAGGCTAACTCAACTAACATTGGTGGAGGATCTTTCTCTGCTGGTGCTGGTGAGCAATGGGCTGGAGTAGCTTTACCTTTAGTACGTAAAGTATTCGCTCAAATCGTAGCTCAAGACTTCGTATCTGTACAACCAATGAACTTGCCTTCTGGCCTTGTTTTCTATCTAGATTTCAAATACGGAACAGCAACTAACGGTAGAGGTGACGGAGATAATATGTACGGTAACGTATCTACAGCTAACTCTAAAATGGGAGTTGACGTAGAAGTAGCTGGTGGTCTTTACGGCGCTGGTCAATTCGGTTACTCAATCAACCAAAACACTGCTAACGCTGCAGTAACAGTTTCTGCTGCTACTTCTGCTTCAGTAAACCACGAAGTTGGTGTAAACTTAGCTGCTTTAGAATTAGTTTCTGTAGCAACAGCATCTTTATCTAGCCCAGACCTAACAGGAGTTAGAGCATTTAGATTATCTTCAGGTTCAGTATTAGCTCAGTACACTCAAGTAGTTGGAGGAAACATCCAATTCGTATTGGCTTCAGGATCTGTAGGAACAGGTGTTGCTGATGATGTTAAATACCACGTAGCTCCAGCTGATAACGATAGAGGTGACTTCGAAGCTGCATCAGGTGCTGCTGTTGATACTTCAATCACTATCCCAGAAATCGACGTTAAACTTGCTTCAGAGGCGATTGTTGCTAAGACTAGAAAGTTAAAAGCACAATGGACTCCAGAGTTCGCACAAGATCTTAACGCTTACCATTCAATTGATGCAGAAGCTGAATTAACTTCTTTATTATCTGAGTACATCTCTATGGAGATTGACATGGAAATTTTAGATATGTTGATCGCAGGAGCTGTTACAACTGAGCACTGGTCAGCTGAGAACAACAAAGTATGGGACGGATCTAACTGGTCAGTATCTACTTCAGATTTCTACAACACACAAGGACAATGGTTCCAGACTTTAGGAACTAAAATCCAAAAAGTATCTAACAAAATTCACCAGAAAACTTTAAGAGGTGGTGCTAACTTCGTAGTAGTATCTCCAACAGTTGCAACTGTATTAGAAAGTATCCCAGGATATGCAGCTAACACAGATGGTGATTCTATGGAATTCAACATGGGAGTATCTAAAGTAGGTAGCTTGGCTAACCGCTTCAAAGTATACAAAAACCCATACATGACTGAAAACACAATCCTTATGGGTTACAGAGGTTCTCAGTTCTTGGAAACTGGTGCAGTTTATGCTCCTTATGTTCCATTAATGATGACTCCATTAGTATACGATCCAGAAACCTTCACTCCAAGAAAAGGTTTGATGACTCGTTATGCTAAGAAAATGATTCGTCCAGAATTCTACGGAAAGATTTATGTAAGCGACATCGCTACTATCTAATCTTAGAAATAGATTCAATATTAAGAGAGGCCTTCGGGCCTCTTTTTTTATGTTCGAAAAGTACTATTAATATAATAATAGAATTATTTTAGTAGTATTTTACAATAACCTGTTTTATAAAAGCTATTTATATATGTGGACATGTGTCATGTTAACGGCACCTTAAGTTGGTTTTTTACTTAGAAGAGTAGGTTGTAAGTAGCCTGCTCTTTCTATTTTAATATAAAATTACTATTTATAATAAAGATTTTTTGAATGATATTACAAGAATTAACCTGGATACAGTTTGTAAATCAAAATCATATTCGTATTTTAAATGAAAACGAACAGATACGACAGTATCGTTTTTACTTAGATACAGTTGCAAACCAAATAGTAAATCAAAATAAAGGACCGAAACAGCTAAGATTACAGATAACAGGATTTCTACTTCAAGAAGACTTATTTTTAATACAGCAAGAAAATGGTTCAGGAATTTATATAACAAGCTATGCCTAATCTACCTATATCGCAATTACCGCAGTCGACCACTTTACAAGGAGACGAATTATTTGTTAATGTACAGGGAGGTATTACTAAGTACACAACCCTAGATAATGTAACAGGACATCATTCAGCCCACCTCTCTACCTATTCTACTCAATCGCAAGCACTTTCAACCTCAGGTTCTATACAGCCCGTAACATTTACAGATGTATGGACTCAAGATAAAATAAGTGTAGTAGAGAATACAAAAATTACATTTCAAGAAGCTGGAGTATACCAATTTAACTTTGTAGCTCAAGTATCTAATTCAGATAACGCAGTACATAGTACCTGGTTTTGGATAAAATACAATGGAAATAATTTTCCAAACTCGACTTCTCTAATTACACTTAAGCCTAGAAAAAGTGCATCTGAGCCTTCAGCACAGTTAATGACAATGAATATAATCGGCCGTGCACTAAATGATAACGACTTTATTGAATTATACTGGACAGGTAATAGTACTACTATACAGCTAACAGAAACACCAGCATTTGGCGAAGTACCTGAAACTCCATCTGTAATAGCTTCAATAAGTAGGGTAGGATAGTTAATATTCATATATTTATAATAACAAACTAAAACGTTATTATAGATGCCTTCAAACCACCACACGGACGATGTATTCGTTCAAAAGAGAAGACCAAAGAATCCAATTAAGTTTAACGTTCAACTCAACGACGAACAAAAACAAGCCAAACAATTAATATTAGAATCACCGATTACAGTCATAAGAGGAATGGCTGGATCCGGTAAAACCTTAGTAGCTACTCAAGTAGCTTTAGATATGTTATTTACCAAACAGGTAGACAAGATTGTCATCACACGTCCAACAGTCTCTAAAGAAGAGATAGGCTTCCTACCAGGCGATCTTCAGGCTAAAATGGACCCCTGGTTAGCTCCTATCTACCACAATCTTTATATGTTGTACAACGAAGAGAAAGTAAAGAAGGAATTAGAAGAAGGTAGAATAGAAATTGTTCCTTTTGCGTTCATGAGAGGTAGAACTTTCGTAGATTCTTTTGTAATAGTAGATGAAGCACAGAATGTTACCCATTCTCAAATGGAAACAGTAGTAGGACGTCTAGGAAGAGGATCCAAGATGGTAATTTGCGGGGATATGGCACAAATTGACCTAAAAGATAAAAGAGAAACCGGTTTTTCCTTCCTAAGCCGAATAGAAGAACAAGTAGAAGGGTTTAAAACAATAAATCTTGAACATAATCACAGACATCAGATAGTAGCACCGATACTTAAGGTATACCAGACCTTTAGAGATTAATTACTATTTATAAGTAAACTATATATAAATGGCTAATGTAACTATATGGGATGGTAGTGCTACCTTTGTAACAGGTTCTACCCCTTTTGGATTCTACGATAGCGATACCCAATTTCAAACAGATGCTGAGAAAGTAGCTAAATTTTGTGGTACTCGACTAGGATATCCTATGATGGATGTTGAGTTACAAGATGAAAACTTCTTTGCTTGCTTTGAAGAAGCTGTTTCTACTTACGGTAACGAAGTATTTCAATATAAAATAAGAGAAAACTACTTATCTTTAGAAGGATCAAGCAATGTAACATCAGCTAACAATAAAATTATTAACCCTACATTAGAGAGGATTATTAATATTAGTAAGAACTACGGTACTGAAGCCGATGCTGGAGGATTTGTAACTAGATACTCAGGGTCTATCGCTATGACTAGTGGAGTACAGGAATATAACCTTGAACAATGGGCTGTAGACCAAGGTATAACAGGTAGTATTGAGGTTAGAAAAGTATTTTACGAAGCACCTCCTGCTATCTTACGTTATTTTGACCCATATGCAGGTACTGGAACAGGTATTCAATCATTAATGGATGCTTTTGACTTCGGATCATTCAGTCCTGGTGTAAACTTCTTATTAATGCCAGCCTCTTTTGATGTAATGAAGGTACAGGCTATTGAATTCAACGATCAAATAAGAAGATCGGCGTATTCTTTTGAAATGGTTAATAATAGACTTAAGATATTCCCAGTTCCTAAGAACGATCACTTATTAAGATTTGAATATTACAAAGTAGATGATAAAAAAGCAGCTACTTTTATAGATGGAACTAACTTAATCACTAATGTAGGGGAAGTTCCTTATGAAAATCCATTATATACAGGTATAAACAGTGTAGGTAGACAATGGATCTTTAAATATACATTAGCTTTAGCTAAAGAACTACTTGCTTATGTTAGAGGAAAGTACCAAACAGTACCAGTTCCTGGTTCAGAAGCTACTCTAAACCAAGCAGATCTATTAGCTGACTCAAGAGCAGAGAAAACAGAGCTTTTAACTAACTTAAGAGAGATGTTAGACCAAACTTCTCGCCAGGCACAGTTAGAACGTAAGGCTAATGAAGGAGAAAATCTTAGTAAAACATTAAAAGAGGTTCCAATGGTCATTTATATAGGATAATGAAACTAATAGACATCATATCAGAGGTACAATTCAATACATACGAAGGTATGGTACAGGTAATCTATGACGATACCACGAATTCTACCCAAGTAGCCGCTTTGATGAGGGCTTTACCTGGTGTAACTACGGTAACACTTGCTTCTGATGAAGGAAAGAACAGAGAAACGTTAAAGATTAAGTTAATTACACAGAAAACTGGTGAAGAAGCGTTTCAAGCGTTAAAACAAAATGCTATTAAGAAGTATCCGCCTATTAAAGTGGTGAATATAGGTACAAACACCATAGAGAAGAAGTAATGATATTTGGATCCAATAGAGACTTTAATTTACTAGTAGGTATTAACCGAGAACTACTATCAGATGTAGTAGAACAGGAGGTACTATACTATAAACTTAGTTTAGAGGATACAGAAGCCAATATATATGGAGAAGCCACTTCAAAATCATATTGGTCACCATTAAAACTCAATTGTTTAATAACAAGAGGTGATCAAGTAGTTACTAACGATGAATTTGGACCAGATATGTCAAGAGATGTATCATTTGCGTTTTTAAGACAAGATTTAGTTGATACTAATATGGTACCTGAGGTAGGAGATATACTTAACTGGCAAGAAGATTACTATGAAGTAGATACAGTTAGGGAGAACCAATTATTCGTAGGTAGAGACACGTCTTATAACTTAACACCGTACGGTCAACAGTTCGGTTCATCAGTATCTATAATAGTTGATTGTCATATCACAAGAAGAGAAAGAACAGGTATCGAATTTGAAGGTACAACATACTAATACTATGAAAATACAAGATATACTTAAAGAACAAGACTGGAAACAAGATGATCCTGATTTCAAATCAAAAAAGACAGGAGTTGACCCGGTAACCGGTACTATATCTTGGGATATTGAGTATACACCGTTAAAAGGTGTAGATGACGCTATAGAAGATGCGTACCAAGACTATAAAGCGGTGTTAAAGAAGTATCCGGAAGATCAAAAGCTGGAACAGTTGTTCAATATCTTCAGTTCTTTTAAAAAGGCGTATAGAACACATGTAAACCGTAAATATGGCAAATAGTAAAGAGACAAACCAGGTTGTACCTAAATCTCAGGTAGAACTTTCCCAAAATACTATTGAAACCTATACCAATCAAGGTAAGGTCCCTGCCCCTGACCCTAAAAGACGAGTAGATCAACGTTCTGTTAAAGGAGATGATACAAAAAGACTCAGTATAGGGCTAAGAGACTTAGATGAAGCCATATTCTACTATTTTAACAACGTAATTAAACCATCTGTTATACAGAATGGAGTACAAAAACCTGTTCCTGTACTATACGGTTCACCAGAAAGATGGGCTTCAGTACAGAAAGACGGATTTTATAGAGATAAGAACGGAAAGATACAAGTTCCGTTGATAATGATAAAAAGAGATAGTGTAGAAAAAAATAGAACACTTGGTAACAAGATGGACGCTAATAATCCTACACAATTTGGTATATTTGAAAAGAAGTTTTCGAAGAAAAACACATATGATAGATTCTCAGTATTAAATACTAGGTCAATAGTTAAAGAATACCAAGGAGTCGTTATACCAGACTATGTAAACCTAGTATATTCCTGTACAATCTTTACAGAGTATGTAGAACAAATGAATAAGTTAGTAGAGGCAGTTAACTATGCATCAGACGCTTACTGGGGTGACCCAGAAAAGTTTAACTTTAGAGCGATGATTAATAACTATACTACATCTACTGAGTTAACACAAGGTCAAGACAGAACAGTTAAGACAACTTTTCAAATTAACCTACTTGGACATATAATTCCAGATGGAATAAATACATTGCCGCAAGGTAATATGAAGTTCTTTAGTAAGGCAGCAGTTTTATTTGGAGTAGAAGCAGTTAATAATATAAACGACTTAGAATAAAATGGCAAATAGATACTCAACTACTAGAATCAATACAACAACAGTTAGGTTTTATGATCAAGCGATGACAAAACTTAATACTATCAATATAGAAGAATCTATGACAGCAGAACAAAAACTATATCTAGGTCTAAATAAGGCTTACAGCAGTAACAATAAAACAGCTACAGTAATACCAGCAACATCAGAACAAAACGCAATTGTAGAGTTCGCAGATCTTACTTTCGCTACACCTCCAGCAGGTTTCCCTGACCTAACAAAGACAGATTTCAACCTATTTATTAACGGGGTCTTAGTTGAAACAGATGCTATTGATTCTATTGTTCAAAATGGTACCGCTACCAAGGTTACACTAAACGCTGGACTTAACTTTGAGATAGAAGGTACAGATGAGTTCATGATAACCGGGAAATTTGCATAATAGATGGCATTAATACAGTGGAAACAGATAAATCCTGAACTTTTAGGAAATGGCCGACTTACAGGTTCACTAGAAGTATCAGGATCCATAATACTTAACGGAGTAAACCTTTCAGCAGCACAAGGAGGCGGTGGAGGAGTACTTCCTAGTGGAGTAGTATCTGGTTCCAAACAAATAGAAGCACAAGGATTTGCTTATAGCTCTTCAGTTGATGCTTTACAAGCTTCTATTACTTCTTTAATACTAAGTAGCTCTACTTATTTAACAAGTATAAGCGGATCAAATATACAAGATCTTGCTAATGTAGACATAACTAATATAGTTAACGGTCAAATACTTGCTTATAATTCTCAAACAGGTTTATTTGAACCAACCTCTGCCGGTCAAGGAGATATTACAGCAGTATATTCTGGAGTTGGACTAAATGGAGGAGGAACCTCAGGAGTAGTAGCTTTAGAAGTTACACCCGGTAATGGAATTATTGCAAATAATCAAGGAGTACATTTAGATACAGGATCTGCACACTTTATAGCAGGGGTTAACACCCATATTAACATTTTATCAGCATCTATTGCTACACAGCTATCAAATATAATTCATACAGATATTTCTGCATTAGACCTATTTACTAGTTCAGCAGATGTAAGAATATCTTCATTAGAAACTTTTTCTGCATCATTAGATACATCTTTTGTAACAGAAGTAGAATTAAAATTAGCAACAGCATCATTATCATCCTCTACAGCACAAGCTAACCTAGATTTATCTGGATCTGCACATATTCAAAGATTAGCACTAAGTAGTTCATTAAAGGACTATACAGATGCTAAATTTGCATCATTAGTAGATGGAGCACCAGAATTACTAGATACATTAAATGAATTAGCAGCAGCAATTGGAGATGATCAAAATATTTCTTCATCGTTAGTTACTTCTATAGCAGATAAAGCTAGTAATGCAGAACTATCCAACGTTTCTGCTTCTTTAGCAGCAACAATAAGCTCCATACCTAAAGGTATTGACTATGTTTCTGGATCGAATACTACATTACTTTCACAAATAGAGGTATTAGATTACGATAATAACGTAGCAACAGTTTTTCAAGATGGAAAACTTAAATTTATATTTGGAGAACCAGCTTTACCTACGTCTTTAAATGCAAGTATAGGTGGATTTAGTACTGATAGATTTAATAAGCAATTAGATAGCTATTCGGTTAACGCTTCTTGGAGTAACGGAGGGTATACGCTCATTTCTGCTTCATTATATGAAGGTTCTACATTACTTACTAAGGTAGGGACAGGAACATCTCTTAGCTTTGATCAAAACACAAGCGGATCACATTCATATACCTTATACTATACAGCAAGTTCACCATTAGACGGAAATATACATACCAACACAGATTATATTTCTGGAAACTTAAGTAAATCACAACCTACTTCTCCTTCTATTAGTTCAACCGCTACAGTAGAGTTAGGAGCTAGTTCAAATCAGATAGAACAAGGTGCAGTAGGAAATATATCTTTTACATCAGCGTATGGAAGTGCAAACGGATGGACAGAAGTATCATTAGTAGATACTCCAAACACCTCTCCATTTACAGTATCAAGAGATTCTTCCTTAGAAACAATAACAACAGTAGCCAACTATGAATCTCCAATAGGTTCAAATGATCCACAAATCACTACGTCAAGAACTACTAGTACAAACTACAGTAAAATAAGAAGTCTTCGTTTTGGAGCTTCGGCTGCAGTTAGTTTCACACAAGCTGAATTAGAAACCCTATCAAACTGGGATACTACTTTAGGAGGAGGAATTGGTACTATCAATAAAGGTACAACTAACCCAAATGGACAAAGTGTAACTATTGTCTGGAGTGGTGATAAGTACCATTATATAGTTTTTGACAGTTCAAGAAGTAACCTTAGTAACATAACCACAAGTGGGTTTGGAGTATTAGGTTCGTTCTCAGTTACAACAGTCGGAGATTATAAAATTTATAAGTCTAACACTTTACAAGCTGGAGGAGCTAGTAGCAGTATAACTTATAACTTAACTTAGAGCATATATGGCAATTATAATACCTGGTGGATTTAACATAACTAACAACGATCCTGTTGATGCAAGGATAACCGTTGCGGATCAAACTGCACGTTTATCATTCTCAATAGCGAACGTATATGAAGGTTTAGTTGTATTCCAGAGAGATACAAACCAGTTATATGTATTAACCGATTCTCTTAACCCTGGAGACAATATTAGCTGGGCATTAATCTCTGCAGCACAAGAAGGAGCAGCTCTAGCAGGTATAGCAGCAGGAAACGGATTGACAGGAGGTGGATCTTCTGGAAATGTTAACGTATCATTAGATACAGGTTCAAACCATTTTATCACAGGAGTAATAGATCTTAACATATTTCAGGATATGGGATCGTATTACTCAACTACAAATGAATTACAAGTCACAGGATCTTTAACTCTAAGGAAAGATGAATCTGGAGACGCTTTATCCATATATAATGGAGATACAAAAACGTTTGGAATATCAAACGAAGGTATCATATTAATGGCTACACAGTCTGCCACACCGACTGTACAAAAAGGAGGGATGTACTTAGATGAGAATTACAACCTTTTTATAGGTCAGGAATAACATTTTAACTATATTTATTAATAAGCATTAACTTAAAAACTCGAATAACATGCCAACATGGAAGAAGGTCGTCGTTTCAGGTAGTGGGGTCTCCCAACTAGCTAATGACGCAAATTATTTAATTGACGCACAGACTGGTGCGATCCTTACAGGTTCCTTTACTGGTTCCTTTACAGGGGACGGTTCAGGTCTTACCGGCATCGCTTCTACTCTTGCTTTCAGCGGAGATTCAGGAACCGATACGTTAAACCTAAAAACAGAAACATTAACCATTGATGGTGCATCTGGAATTGCAACCTCAGTAACCGATAATAAGATTACTATCGATGCTGCAGGTTTATCTGGATCAGCTCACACTCAACGTAAGGCAATTGAATCTAGCCTATCTTCTGATATTTCAGCTGAAGAAACTAGAGCTTTAGCAGCGGAAGGTGTACTTCAAGGTAATATTGATTCTGAAGCATCTGCAAGATCTGCAGCAGATTTAACCTTACAAGGAAATATCGATGCAGAAGCTTCTTCTAGAGCAGCAGCAGATACTACCTTACAAGGTAACATTGATTCTGAAGCATCAGCTAGAGAAGCAGCAGATTTAACCTTACAAGGTAACATTAACAGCGAAGCTTCTACAAGAGCTACAGCAGATACTGCATTACAAAACAGTATAAACAGTTTATCTGGATCTTCTGCAGCAGCCTTAGCTTCTAAAGGAACTGCATTACAATCTAGTATTGATTCTGAAGCATCTGCAAGATCAGCAGCTGATACGACATTACAGTCTAATATCGACGCTGAAGCATCTGCTAGAACTTCTGCAGACTCTGTATTACAGAGCAACATTACTAGTTTATCTGGTTCTGCTCATACAGCTAACGCTAACTTAAAATCTGATTTAACTTCTGCTTACACAGCAGCTGATTCTGCTTTATCTGCATCTGCAGCAGCAGCGTTAGCCGGAGTAGCAGCAGCTCAATCTTCTGCATACATTGCAGCTGATACAGCATTAAGTTCTTCAGCACACACACAACGTTTAGCAATCGAATCTTCTTTAGATGGTAAAATTACTACTGAGAAAGAAAGAGTTGACGCTATCTTATTAGCATCTGACGCTGACAAAGATTCATTTGCTGAAATTGTATCGTTAATTAACTCAGTAGATACAGCTAACGATACAGCATTTGCAGGATTCGTTACTTCATCTAATGCAAGAGCAACAGCAATTGAAGGAAGCGTAACAGCTTTATCTTCTTCAGCAGCAGTAGCTAACGGTAACCTATCATCTGATTTAACAGCAGCTTTCCAAGCAGCAGACTCTACATTACAGGGTAACATCAATACTGAAGCATCTTCTAGAGCAGCAGCTGATACAGTATTACAAGGTAACATTGATTCTGAAGCATCTGCAAGATCTGCAGCAGACAGTGCATTATCTTCTTCAGCAGCTCAAGCATTAGCAGACGCAGTAGCAGCACAATCTTCTGCATACATTGCAGCTGATTCTGCTTTATCATCTTCAGCTCACGTACAGAGAGAAGCTATCAAATCTGGATTATCTTCTGATATCTCTTCTGAAGCATCTGCTAGAACATCTGCAGATTTAACTTTACAAGGTAATATCGATAGTGAAGCAGCTACAAGAGCAACTGCTGATACAACCTTACAAGGTAATATCGATAGTGAAGCAGCTACAAGATTAGCTAATGATAATATACTACAAGGTAATATAGACGCAGAGGCTACTTCAAGAGCAGCAGCTGATTCAACATTACAATCTAACATCAACAGTTTATCTGGATCTTCAGCAGCAGCTTTAGCTTCTAAAGGATCTGCTTTAACTTCTGCTTTCCAAGCAGCTGATTCAGCACTATCTTCTTCAGCAGCAGTAGCTAACGCTAACTTAAAATCAGATTTAACTTCTGACTTCCAAGCAGCTGATTCAGCATTAAGTTCTTCTGTAGCCTCTGCATTAGCAGCAGCAGTAGCAGCTCAATCAACAGCTTATATTGCAGCAGACAATGCATTAAGTTCATCAGCTCACTCTCAAAGACTTGCTATTGAATCATCTTTAGATGGTAAAATAACAACTGAGAAGGATAGAGTAGATGCAATCTTATTAGCTTCAGACGCTGATAAAGATTCATTTGCAGAGATTGTTAGTTTAATTAACAGTGTAGATACAGCTAACGACCAGGCATTTGCTGGATTTGTTACTTCTTCTAACGCTAGAGCAACAAATATCGAAGCTAGTGTAGTTTCTTTATCTGGTTCAGCTCATACAGCTAACGCTAACCTAAAATCAGATGTAACTTCTGCTTTCCAAGCAGCTGATGCAACTTTACAATCAGCAATTAATAGCTTATCCGGTTCTTCAGCTACAGCTTTAGCATCTAAAGGGTCTGCTTTAACTTCTGCATACCAAGCAGCTGATAGTGCATTATCTTCTTCTGCAGCACAAGCATTAGCAGACGCAGTAGCAGCACAATCTTCTGCCTACATTGCAGCTGATTCAGCATTAAGTTCTTCTGCACATACTCAGAGATTAGCTATCGAATCAGGATTATCTTCTGATATTTCTTCTGAAGCTTCTACAAGAGCAGCAGCAGATGTAGCTTTACAAGGTAATATTGATTCTGAAGCAGCTACAAGATTAGCTAATGACAATACATTACAATCTAACATTGACGCTGAAGCATCTTCTAGAGCTACTGCAGATACTACATTACAATCAAATATAGACGCTGAGGCTTCTGCTAGAACTTCTGCAGATTCCACTTTACAGTCTAACATTGATTCTGAAGCATCAGCAAGAGCAGCAGCAGATACTGTACTTCAAGGAAACATTGACAGTGAAGCAGCTACAAGATTGGCTAATGACAATACATTACAATCTAACATTACTTCATTATCTGGTTCTTCAGCAACAGCTTTAGCATCAGCTAAGTCAACTATCGAATCAGGATATGCAGCAGCAGATACAGCGTTATCTAGCTCAGTAGCTTCTGCTTTAGCATCTAAAGGATCTGCTTTAACTTCTGCTTTCCAAGCAGCTGATTCAGCACTATCTTCTTCAACAGCTCAAGCATTAGCAGATGCAGTAGCAGCACAATCTTCTGCATATATCGCAGCTGATTCTGCTTTATCATCTTCAGCTCATTCTCAAAGAGTAGCAATTGAAACTTCTTTAGACGGAAAAATTGGAACTGAAAAAGGAAGAATCGATGCTATCTTATCAGCTTCTACAGCAGATGCAGATACCTTCGCAGAGATTGTATCTTTAATTAACAGCGTAGATACTACTAATGATCAAGCATTTGCTAGCTATGTACTTTCTAACGATAGTAGATCAACAACTATTGAAGGAAGCGTATCAGCTTTATCTTCTTCAGCAGCAGTCGCTAATGATAACTTGAAATCAGATGTAACTTCTGCTTACCAAGCAGCTGATTCTGTTCTACAAGGAAATATTTCATCTGAAGCTACAGCTAGAGCAGCAGCAGATACAACTTTACAAGGTAACATTGATGCTGAGGCAGCTACAAGATCTGCAGCAGATACAACTTTACAAGGTAATATCGATGCTGAAGCAACAGCTAGAGCAGCAGCAGATACAGCATTAACTTCTGCTTACCAAGCAGCAGATGCTTCAATCTCAGCTTCTTTTGCAAGTACTATTGCTAACTTAACTAATGACTATACTGAATTAATTAACATACCAGCAGGTATCGTTTCTGGATCAGAACAGCAATTAGCTAACTTAGTAGGTCAAGATGTAGTAGCAAATTCATTTGCTGGAGACGGTTCACAGTTAACCAACATTACAATAGACCAAGCTGCAACAGTAGCTTCTACCTTCTCTAATGTTATATCTACAGTAGTAACTCATAACTTTAACAGTAAGAACGTTACCGTTACAGTATACGACGACAGTGATAGAATGATTATCCCAGCGTCAATTACTTTATCAAGCGACAATCAAGTTACTGTTGAGTTTGGAGAAAACACTTCAGGTAGAGTAGTAGTAGGAAAAGGTGGTCACGTAGTATCTGGTTCAATTGAATTTAACAACGTACTAGGCTTAACAGCATTCAGCTCTTCAGTTGATGCAAGAATAGATGCATTAGACGGTACATTCGCAACAGATGCAGATGTAGCAGCTCTATCTTCTTCAGCAGCAGCAGCCAATGCTTCATTAGAATCTAGCTTATCCGCAGATATCTCTGCAGAGGAAACTAGAGCTTTAGCAGCAGAAGGTGTACTTCAAGGTAATATCGATAGTGAAGCTTCTACAAGAGCTACTGCAGATACTACTTTACAGTCTAACATTGATTCTGAAGCAACAGCTAGAGCAGCAGCAGATACTGTACTTCAAGGAAATATTGATTCTGAAGCAACAGCTAGAGCAGCAGCAGATACAGCGTTATCTAGCTCATTAGCAGTTTCTATTGCAGCTGAGAAAGCTAGAATGGATGCAGTATTATTAGCAGCAGATGCTGATAAAGATTCATTTGCAGAAATTGTATCATTAATAAACTCTGTAGATACAGCTAACGATCAAGCATTTGCTGGATATGTAACTTCTTCTAATGCTCGTCAAACAGCAATTGAATCAAGTGTAGCAGCTTTATCTGGATCTTCTGCCACAGCTTTAGCATCAGCTAAATCAACAATCGAGTCTGGATACGCAGCAGCTGACTTAGCATTAAGCTCTTCAGCACATACTGCTAGAGAAGCTCTAAAAGCAGCACAATCTTCTGCATACATTGCAGCAGATTCAGCTTTAGAAACTAGTCTACAAGGAGAAATTTCTTCACTATCTGGATCTTCTGCTACAGCTTTAGCATCAGCTAAATCAACAATCGAGTCTGGATACGCAGCAGCTGACTTAGCATTAAGCTCTTCAGTAGCAGCATCAATTGCAGCTGAGAAAGCTAGAATGGATGCAGTACTATTAGCAGCAGATGCTGATAAAGATTCATTTGCAGAAATTGTTAGTTTAATTAACAGTGTTGATACAGAAAACGATGATGCATTAGCAGGATATGTACTTTCTAATAACACTAGATCTACAAATATTGAATCAAGCGTAACAGCTTTATCTGGATCTTCAGCAGCAGCTTTAGCCGGTGTGAAACTAGGAGTAGAAGGAGAAGTTTCTTCACTATCTGGATCTTCAGCAGCAGCTTTAGCATCAGCTAAATCAGAATTAGCATCAGATATTTCTGCAGAAGAAACTAGAGCTTTAGCAGCAGAAGGTGTACTACAAGGTAATATTGACAGCGAAGCTTCTACAAGAGTTACTGCAGATACTACTTTACAATCTAACATTGATTCTGAAGAGGCAGCTAGAATTGCAGCAGATGTAGTTTTACAAGGTAATATTGATTCTGAAGAGGCAGCTAGAATTGCAGCAGATAACGCATTAAGTTCTTCTATTGCAACTACAATCTCTAACTTAAGTTCTACAATCTCAATCTCTGGTTCAACTGGAGCAGCAGATGTAAACTTAGTGACAGATGATTTATCAATTGTAGGTGTAGCTGGTCAAACAGAAACTACAGTATCAGGAACTACAGTATCAGTTGGATTTGTAACTAACCCAACAGTATCTGGTAACTTAACAGTAACTGGAGACTTAACTGTAACAGGAAATACTTTTGAAGCTCAAGTAACTAACTTGAACGTTGAGGATAGATTTATCTTACTTAACTCAGGTAGTAACTCAGGAGATGCAGGTATTATCTTTGGAGGATCAAACGGATCAGCAAACATTGGTTCAGGTATCTTCTTTGATAACCCAGCAGGAGTATTTGGATTTGCACAAGGAATTGGCGCAGCAGACACATCAGCGACTCACCAATCTAAAATTGGTAACATCGAAGTATCTGCTTCAGCACCAGCAGCAGCTCCAACATTCCAAGGTTCGGGTACTATTCACGTAGATTCTTCAACAGGAGAATTATACATCTATAGTTAATAAGTTAATACAATGCTAAAAAGGTTTTTTAAAATGGGAATAAATAGAACAGACAATACCCCAAATAAGATTGATAATCCGGCCTCCATTAATGAAAAGGAGGCTGGGTTCATCATCGCTAAAATGAGACAAGCAACTTACCAAGGTACAGAGTTTGAAACATTCTACCAAGTTATTTCAAAACTACAAAAAATAGTTGAAAATAAATCAAAATAAAATTAGGCCTTCGGGCCTTTTTTTATTATCTTTTAATAAGAAGTCTAACTATTTATTGTAAAGATATTATAGGCCCGAAAGGGGAGTGGACTTAGCAATAAGTAGCCAACCGTAATTTAAGTATATGCCAAACTGGAAAAAACTCATCGTAAGCGGTTCAGACGCTAATCTGAACTCGTTAACTGTAGAGACTTCGTTAAATGCCCAATCTATAACTGGGTCTTTAGAGTACTCTACACTTATCAATATACCTGCCGGACTAATCTCTGGCTCTTCTCAAGTAGATATTACTCAAACTGAAGGATTTACAACATTATCTTCCTCTCTTTACACATCTATAGATACTCAAAAAAGTAGAATAGATACAATCTTAGCAGCATCTGACGCAGATAAAGATTCATTTAAAGAAATTGTAGATCTAATCAACAGCGTAGATACAGAAAATGATACTGCATTCGGAACTTATGTAACGAATAACAACATAAGATCTACTCAAATAGAAAACAACCTTACAGACCTTTCCAGCTCAGTAAATACCCGAATAGATGATATCTCAACAGATTATAACGACTTAACAAATATACCTTCTGGTATAGTTTCGTCATCTACTCAAATAGCTAGTGATATAAGCGGATCTTTTGTTGCTGCTTCAAGTTCTATACATTTAGACATAAGTAACTTACAAGCTGAAACAATTAACTTAGATACAAGGTTAGATGTATTTGAAAACTCTAAATTAATATCTTCTTCCGCACAAATTACTGGAGACTTAAACGTTTCTAATGTGACAGCTTCTTATTTTATAGGAGACGGTTCACAACTCACCAACGTACAAACATCAGTAGTAGAGACATCTACAGTAGTAGATTCATTTAGTAATAAAACTACATTAACTGTACCTCATAATTTTAGTACAAAAAACGTAATTGTATCTGTATTCAATAGTACAGATGAAATGATTATACCTGCTTCTATAGTAACTATAGATTTGAATAATGTAAACATTACATTTAATTCTTCAACATCAGGAAGAGTTGTTATTGCTAAAGGCGGACATATAGTATCAGGCTCAGTGGAACTGTATACGTATAAGGAAACCCTAACAGGTTCATCTACATATAGTATAAACCATAACTTGAATGAAGATTTTCCTATAGTTCAGATATATGGTACAGATAAAAAACAAGTTATACCAGCAGAAATAACTTCGAGTAATAGTAATCAAGTTCAAATTGAATTTAACACTGTTTTTAATGGAACAGTGGTTGTAAAAAAATAAAGGAAACCATAACATTAACATATTTATTAATAACACAGAAACAGTAAACAACCTATTTAAAAAATGAGAATAGACAATCCAATTTCAGACAATGCCATTATCACCGGTTCCTTTACCGGATCCTTCAAAGGAGATGGTTCACAATTAACCGGAATCGAGCACCCAAGCATACCTGCAGGAGTTGTTTCTGGTTCAGGACAAATTGTTTTAAGCGATACAGTAGGATATTCTGCTTTAGACGGAAGAGTAACATCAGTAGAAGGAGATGTATCAGCTATCTTAGCAGCATCATCTGCAGATAAAGATTCTTTTGCAGAAATTGTAACCTTAATCAACTCAGTAGACACCGATAACGATCAAGCATTCGCAGGATACGTTACTTCAAATGATGCTGCAGTATTAGCAAATACTACAAAATTAGCAGGTATTGAAGAAGGTGCAACAGGAGACCAAACAGCAGAAGAAATCTTAACAGCTTTAAAAACTGTTGACGGCGCTGGATCTGGTTTAGATGCTGACTTATTAGACGGACAATCCTCATCTTACTACGCCACAGCAGCAGCTGTAGCAGCAAACACTCAAGCATTAGCAGACCTAGACTTAACTTACGCTTCAGATGCAGATGTATCTACAGTGCAGTCTAACATTGATTCAGAGGCTTCTACAAGAGCAGCAGCTGATACTTTACTACAAGCTAACATTGATGCAGAAGCAGCAACAAGAGCAGTAGCTGATTCAGCACTACAAGCAAATATTGACGCTGAAGAATCAGCTAGAATTGCAGCAGATACTCTTCTTCAAGCAAATATTGACGCTGAAGAGGTAGCTAGAATTGCAGCAGACGGAGTATTAGACGGTAAAATAACAACCGAAAAAGGTAGAATCGATGCAATCTTATCAGCATCATCTGCAGACAAAGATTCTTTTGCAGAGATTGTATCTTTAATCAATACTGTAGATACAGCTAACGATCAAGCATTCGCAGGATACGTAGTATCTAACAATGCAGCAGTAGCACAGAATTCTTCTGATATTTCTGACAATGCAGCAGCTATTGCATCAGAAGAAATAGCTAGAATATCAGATGTAGCTGCAATTAACTCTAAATTAGACGGAATTGAGTCTGGAGCAACAGCAGACCAAACACCAGCAGAGATTTTAGCGGCTATCAAAACAGTAGACGGAGTTGGATCAGGCTTAGATGCTGACTTATTAGACGGTCAATCTTCTGCATACTATGCAACAGCAACAGCTGTAGCAGCTAACACTTCTAAATTATCTGGAATTGAAGCAGGTGCAACTGGAGACCAAACTGGTGCAGAAATTAAAGCTCTATATGAAGCAGAAGCAGATACTAATGCATTTACAGATGCAGCATCAGCTAAACTTGCAGGAATTGAAGCAGGTGCAACGGGAGACCAAACTGCAGCTGAAATTTTAACAGCTTTAAAAACAGTTGACGGTACAGGCTCAGGCTTAGACGCTGACTTATTAGATGGTCAATCTTCAGCATACTATGCAACAGCAGCATCAGTATCTTCTAATACAACTGCTATTGCAGCTAACACTTCTAAATTATCTGGAATTGAAGCAGGTGCAACGGGAGACCAAACTGCAGCTGAAATCTTAACAGCTTTAAAAACTGTAGACGGAGCTGGATCAGGCTTAGATGCTGATTTATTAGACGGACAGTCTTCTGCATACTATGCAACAGCAGCAGCAGTATCTTCTAATACAACTGCTATTGCTACTAACGCATCAGGTATAGCAGCTAATGCTTCTGCAATTGCTACTATTAATGCAAAAGACCCTGTACTTACAGTAACAGGAGATGCTAGTGGTACAGCAACATTTACAAATTTAGGTAACGCTTCAATGACGTTAACTATTGCAGATGATTCACACAACCATACTATTGCTAACGTAGACGGCTTACAAAGCGCACTTGATGCTAAAGCAACACCAGCAGACGTTACTACAGCAGTTAATAACTTAATTAACGGCGCAGGAACAGCTTACGATACATTAAAAGAGTTAGGTGATGCAATTACTGCTAACGATAGTGATATTTCAACTATCTTAACTACACAAGCAGGATTACAGTCTCAAATTAACGGTAAGCAAGCTGCAGGTACCTATAATACAATCATCGGTACAGATACAGATGTTAATACTTCTGGTGCAACAATTATCGATAATATCTACATGACCGACGGTGTTATTACATCACACGGTACTAGAGTATTGACATTAGGAGATTTAGGATATACAGGAGCTACAAATGCAAACTATATTACAAATAACAACCAGTTAGCTAACGGTGCAGGGTATATTACATCATACACAGATACAAACACTACTTACTCAGCAGGTGCAGGATTAAGTTTAGTAGGTACGGTTTTTAGCCATACTGATACATCTGCTCAAGGATCTGTAAATAACTCAGGACGTACTTACATCCAAGATATTACTTTAGATGGATTTGGACACGTAACAGGTATTGCTTCAGCAACAGAAACAGTGGTTAACACAGATACAAACACTACTTATTCAGCCGGTAACGGATTATCTTTATCAGGTACTACATTCTTAATGAGCGGTACATATTCAGGTAACTTTACTGCTACAGGAGATATTACTGCATATTCTGATTCACGTCTTAAAAAAGATGTAAAAACTATCGAAGGAGCATTAGATAAAACTAAAGCACTTAGAGGTGTAGAATTTACACGTATATCTGACGATGCTAAATCAATTGGTGTTATTGCACAAGAATTAGAAGCAGTATTACCAGAATTAGTATTAACAGATGATGAAGGTATGAAGTCAGTAAACTATGCACAGATTACAGGTTTACTTATCGAGGCAGTAAAAGAATTATCTGCTAAAGTAGACGAATTATCTAAATAATAAAGAAAAATGGGTTTTAAATTAAACGTTGATTTAGAGACAAGTAACGGTCCTTCACATGAGGTGTACGTTAGAATAGAAAGTCTCATATTTAACAAGGTTACATCTAATGTAATGTTTCAATTAACATACTGGATTGATCAAGAACATGCTAAATCTTTCAATAGAGAGTATTTAGATGAGGATATAAAAAACGCCGTAGGACTGATTCAGGAAAGAGTACTTTACTTTCCTGATCAGACCAGCGACGGAGAAGAAATCCTACTAAGTCACCACTATGAAGTACCGGTAGCAAAGGAAGAAGAAGTGGAGATACCGGAATTTGAAATAAAAACAGTACACAAAGAAGTACCTTATACTAGCTTTGACGAAGAAGGGGAAGAAGTAACACTTTACCGAACAGTGTCTAGAGAAGAAAAGGTACAGATAGGAACTAGAAAAGAGATTAAAAAAGTAATAGATACCAAATTAATAAACAATATATTTGATTTCTGCTACCAAGTTACGAAAACTAAATTGATGGAATTTTTTCCAGAAGACAAAATCGAAACAATAAAATAAAATGGCAGTATATTCTTATAGTAATCCCGGTCCTATAGCTTTTAGCACGTTTGATACGTGGGCTAATAACGTTAGTAGTGATGTTAACTCAGGCATCGACAACGCACTGATAGACTGGTTTCCTACCCAATCTGCACCATATAGTACATCTATTCTTTCCGGAGCTAAGATCTTTTACGGGAATGTAATAGCAGGTACAGGAGGCTCAGTAGGGTTATCAGCACCTTATAGTGTAGGATCCACACCTAGTTTTGGTGTTAAAAACTTGAACTTAAATATTTATTCACTTACGCTAGTTGCTTCTACTACTTATCCGTATACTTTCCATTCATGGAGAACAGCAAATAACGGAGGTGGAACTCAATTAACTACAAGTTCAACGTACACACTGACTGGTACTACCGCTACAACGGTAACAGACTTTTATGCGTACTTTACTACTACACATAATAGCGCATCAGCACCTACATCATACAATTACTACTTTGTAAGAGGATGTGCTGGAACACAGTTTGCAAATCAAGATAGAGTAGTTAAAACTACAAGCACATTTACCAACATAAATACCGCATCTGCAACCTCAGTAACTATCTACGGAAGTAAGTTCTTCGCGTACAGTACCACTACTGAAGCTCAATATCTTGCAAATGCTGGAGATTTACCAAGCGTAGATGTAACAGGATTCACTCTTTCAACAGGGTGCTAAGTAATTAATTAGTATGCAGGTACTTAATGTGCCTGCATATATTTAAATTAATAAGTTTTGAAAGTAGTTTGGGTTTTAGAAAATATAGAAAAGAATAAGAACTTTTATAGTAAATTTAATATACTATTAATGCTCACATCAACTATCCTTTGGAAGAGAAATCATCCAGAGGATATTTGTATTTTATATGCTGATGACATTACTATAGATTTTTTAGATAAATTAAAAGTATTAGAAATATGGGACCAGGTAAAACCTATCCCAAAAAGCGGAAGAATAAATAAATCAATATTCTGGGCTTCCTCTAAATTACAGGTTCTATCAGAAATAGAAGATCCTATTATCTTAATGGATAATGATACACATGTATATAAACCAATAAAGGGTTTTCTAGACTTGAATAAGGTATACGTAACTAATTTAGAAATAGGAAAAGGGTACTACCCTACCTCCATAGACCCATATATACGTAAACTATCATATAAAAACAGATGGAAAACTGAATCTGTTAATGTTTCCTTTCTAAATTTACCTGACTCAGATTTTACTAGAAGGTACGCTAATGAGAGCCTTAAAATGATGGAAGAATTTACAGAAATGAAAGCCCCTAACTCTCAATATTTAATTTTTGCAGAACAGCTTTTATTAAAACATATGCTTGATAAAGAGAATGTAGCGTATAGAAGTATACTATCTACATATTGGGATTGTGCAAAATGGAATTGGGGTGAAATTCACAATAAGGGTATATGGAGCATAGAAGAATCAGAAAGGTACTTTAAACATTACGGACCGTTAAAAGGATGGTATATCAATAACAAGGACGGCCATGATTATGAGGAACATATTAAACACCTTTTAAACTGTATAATGATACCTAATCTAGATTTAAAACTATTTAGCAAAAGATAAAAAAATGTCTATAATTAATAATGAATTTGTAAGAACTCATATTACAAATAACAAAGTTACAAAACAGGACGAAGACGGAAAAGAAACTTTAACTTTTACCCCAGTCCCCTTCAGGTGGACACACGGAGCAACCGAAAATCATTTAGGAGACGGATTACTAATCTACACTATCATACAATTAATGAGGTATAAATCTGTAGTATGTTTAGGTTCCGGAGGCGGGTTTATTCCTCGCATTATGACCCAAGCTCGGTTAGATTTACATAAGCAAGGTATATTTGAAGGGAGTGATAGTTATAATTGGGGAGACATCGGTGCAACATATCTTGTTGATGCAGCTAACGGAGTAGGCGGTACACCGGACTATTTAGAAGATGATTCGTACTTTAGGTATCAATTTGCTCCTCGGTTTATAAAAGAAACTACAAAGGACGCATATTATAATTTTTTTGTTAAGCAAGATATAAAGATAGATTTTTTACATATCGATGCAGGACACTCTTACGCAGATGTCAAGCAAGATTTTGAATTATACTCTAAGTTACTATCATCTAATGGTATGATAGCTATTCACGACACAGATGAGAAGTTTCAAAAAGAACTAATAATAACAGAAGACGAAAAACAACATTACGACTTATTTGATGGCCCACCTAAGTTTATAAAAGAAATTGGACCGGAATGGAAGCAGTTTAACTTTTTTAATACTGGGCAGGAAATAAATAAACCTTCTTCAACCGGTATTACATTACTTCAACGAGCAAAATGCCTAATCTAGTTACAGTAGTTGGAGAGAATACACATATCTTACCTCATATGCTAAAACACTATGAAGATAAGGTAGATAAAGTATATGTAGTTGTATATAGACAATCCGATAGAGATGATATTTTAGAAAAGGTAGAGGATTTAGGAATCACACCATATAAAGTTGTAACCGAACCAAAATATAATTGGAATAAAGTTACAGATTTATATAACGAAACTAAAAGAACCAAACCAAATGATTGGTGGATAGTATCAGATGATGATGAATTACAAATATACCCTGAACCGATCGAAGATATAATAGAGACATGTGAGAGAAACGATTATGACTTTGTCACAGGAGGTTTCTTGGATAGAATAGGTATAGATGGCACTTTTCCAATAGTGGACAGAGACACAAATCTACACAAAGCATTTCCTTTGGCTGGATTTTTTAGGTATCCAATGTCTGGGGCATGCCCAAACAAAGTAACTTTAATGAAAGGTTATCAAGATGTTACACCCGGACAGCACTACGCTCAATTTAAAGACGGTTCAAACAGTTGGGGGAAATCTCATCCAAAAAGAATGCCAATAGAAGAGGTATTTACCCAAGTACACCACTTTAAATGGGATTCTACATGTATTAGTAGAATTAAAAAAGTAGCAAACACTAATATGATGTATGCGTATTCTCAAGAATATAAGATAATGTACGATGCAATTAAAGCTACAGAAGATAAAATAGATATAAAGAATAGTGAATATTTAGTTGAGAAACTAAAAGAAAGTTCATATATTGAATATATGGATTATTCTAATTGGAATACCTTAATTAAAAAAATAGTTACAATATGAGCACAAAAAAAGTGGAGACAAGTTTAGAAGAACGTCAAACTAAGGCGTTAGAAACCATTGCAAGTTCATTAGATGCGCTAAGTTTATGGTTCGAAGAAATCGATAAAGACGAATGGGGAGAAAGAATTCAATACTATCTTTCTGAATTTCACGAAATATTCGATCTGAGAAAAGAAAATGAGTAAACTTGGAATTATAGTTCCATATAGGAATAGATATCAACATCTTGAAGCTTGGACTAGAGAAGTAAAACATTATCTAGACAATCAAGGTATAAACTATAATATTATTGTAGTTGAACAAGACGATGCTACATCCTTTAATCGAGGAATGTTATGTAATATAGGATTTATACATGCTATAAAAAGAGGATGTACTTATGTTGTGTTTCATGATGTTGATATGGTTCCAGTTACAGTGGACTATACTCCAAATGATACTCCAATTCATTTATTTGATGACCAATTGCCTTTTGATAGCTATTTCGGAGGTATGACAATGTTTCCGGTTGAAGATTTTAAAAAAATAAACGGATTCTCTAATATGTACTGGGGCTGGGGATATGAAGATGACGATTTAAGGTACAGATGTGCTTTACATAATATAGATTTTGGCACACCTTATAAAACCTCAGAAGGAATTAGTAGAGACACCGCTATATTTAACGGTAAAAACTCAATCGCACGTATTCCCAATAACTTAAAATTTAGTACGGATTTTACTATAGAGATTTCTGGAAGGCTTGACCATGTAGAAATGGATCCAAAAAAAGTATTTGATCAGTACACTTTATTAAGTATAAGAGGAAATGAATTAAACATTACCTACAATTCTTTTAACAGATTCTCAGTGCAGCTTTTTGATAAAAGTTTTGATAAGTACACTATTAATTCAGATGTCTTTATTAACAGTGAATTTAATGTAAAACTACAATATGTAGCACGAACTAAAACAGTATCGTTATATGTAAACGATTCTTTAGAAGCTTCTACCACACTTAAAAACAGAATACTTGACTATAGTAAGCAATCGACAATTATTGTAGGAGCAGATTCAGAAGACACTAACCACTATCACGGTGCTATAGACAGTATAACACTATATACGAGAAAAGATGAAGTAGTTAACAGGTACTTAAAACCTAATAAAATAAAATATATATGGGTTGACCATATAAGAAGAGATAAAGGAACATTAGATAATGTAGATGTAGCTCCATATGATGCACCTGAATCTACCGAAATAGACAGCACAGTACCTTATAGAAGAAAAGGAGACATATACAAACTTCCCCACCCGGATAACGGGTACGTAGAAGGAAGATGGAGAAGTGATTTAACTAGATGGAATCAATTAAGATATAATAACGAAGTAAAAAGAGGAGTTTATAATAACTCTAAAGACGGACTAAAAGACTGTGAATATATTCTACATAGTAAACAGTTTAAAGATAAAGTTTTACATTTAAATATAGGCATATAATGAAACATAAATTAGGAGTATGTGTACCATACAGAAACAGAGAAGAACACTTACACACCTTTATACCAAGAGTTGGGAGGTTTCTTAAAGAAAGAAATATAGATTTTCAAATTTATATATGCCATCAAGTAGACGAAAAACTTTTTAATAGAGGTGCAACTAAAAACATAGCTGCAAAACACGCTATTGAAGACGGATGTGACTACGTCGTTTTCCATGATATAGACATGATACCAGAAGACGGCGCAGATTATTCGTACCCTACAGAAGGTCCTCGCCATATTGCAACTCAAATTTCACAAATGGACTATCAATTAAAGTATCATGAGTACTTTGGAGGTGCAGTCTTATTTACTAAAGAACATTTAGAAGCCACAAACGGTTACTCTAACGGATATTGGGATTGGGGAATGGAAGATGATGATCTTTTTTGGAGATGTCACGAAGAAGGTTTAACATTAGATACATACTTACAGAAAAAGACTAAACAAAAATACCTACGATATAATGGAGACAGTTCTTATAGTAAAGTTCCATTTACTAGAAAACTTAGAGGGTTAACTTCAAAATCACATACAATCTCAATACTGTGTCGAGCTTTTCAACAGCCAAATAAAAATAAAATTTTCTTAATAGGAGATAAGGATAATAAATACGTTGAGTACCCTATTCTAAGAATACCGGGGTATGACTACGGATTATCATTTAATAACTCAAGAGCACTTTCTCTCACATACTGGGATATGTTTAGTAACCACCACTACATGTGGGTGAAAAGATACGATAACCAATGGAGCTGGGTAACTGCGGTATTTAATGAAGAAACAAGAACCAGCCACTTATACCTAAACGGTACAGAAGTTGATTCCAAAGGAGGGTACGGAAGCCCTTCTCCCCTTAACTGGACCGGTAAATTAAAAAAATACGGCCCTAACGGAATATACATAGGCACTACACCATCTGTACCAGAAGATAGTGGATACAGATACTTTAAAGGAGATATAGCAAAAGTGTTTGCTTGGGATAGAAACTTAACACCAGAAGAAGTCCAAGACTTACATTTAGATATTCCTACCGATGGATTAGTGATTGACTCAGATTTTAACAGTCCCAATACCGAAATAGAAAGCTTCAATGTAGAATTAAGAGAGGAAGAGATAGACATTCCAAATTCAATTTTACCCTATAGAAAAGAAGGTAGATTTACATGTTTACCCCATATTGATGAAGGATTAGTAGACGGCAAATGGGCAAAAGGAGATACTACAGCAGCAAACGAAGAACGGTACGTTTTACAAATGCAACAAGGTAAGATCAATTATAAAGAAGATGGAATTACTACCTTAGAGTATACAGTAGAAAACGAAAACATTCTTACACCGTGGGCTAAAATGATTAATATAAAACTATGAAACTACAGCAAGTAAAGGAAAAGTTAGATAAAGTAGGTTGTGGTTTTTGTTTAGCAAAATGGACCCAAGTTACTATACACTTAGGTCTTGGAATGACACACTCCTGTCACCATCCCTCTCCACATAAGATTTCACTAAAAGAGATTAAAAGAAATCCTTCTGCATTACATAATACGTCTTATAAAAAACAAAAACGTAAAGAGATGTTAGAAGGAAAAAGACCTCAAGAATGTAACTACTGTTGGAACGTAGAAGATAATTCTAACTCATTTTCAGATAGAACATTTAAATCTTCAGAACCTTGGTCATTAGACCAATACGATAAGATTGTGGAGTCACATTGGAGATCTGATTTTAACCCAAGGTATGTTGAAGTGTCGTTCTCTAATACATGTAATTTTAAATGTGCATATTGCGGACCACAGTATTCTTCAAAATGGGTAGAAGAAATAGAAAAAGAAGGGCCTTATCCAACCACTTATAACTTTAATGATATATCAAATTTAAAAGCTAAGGGAGAAATGCCTTATAAACATTCGGAAGAAAACCCATATGTAGAGGCATTTTGGAAATGGTGGCCAGATTTATTTAAAGATTTACATACCTTCAGAATTACAGGAGGGGAACCTCTTTTATCAAAAGATACATTTAAAGTATTAGAGTATATTCAAAAACATCATGATAAAAACTCCCAACTATCTTTATCCATTAACACAAATTTAGGGGTACCAGATGCACTAATTGATAAATTTATCGATATAGCTAAAGATTTATGTGAAAACGATAAAGTAAGAGAATTAACTTTATTTACATCTATTGAAGCAAAAGGAGCTCAAGCAGAATACACAAGATATGGATTAGATTCAGAAAAATTTTGGTCTAATGTAGATAAAATTTTAACTGCCCTCCCAAAAGTAACCATTAACATTATGGCTACCTTTAACGCCCTGTCTGTCTTTACATATGATGAGGTAATAGATAGAACATTTGAGCTTAAAAAGAAACACGCTAATGGACAGAGATATTGGATATCTGCTTTACAGTTAGATACATCTTATCTGAGGTGGCCAGCTCATTTATCTGTAAAGATATTAGAACCAGACCACCATGAATTAATTTTGAAGTCTGCAGAAAAAATGCTATATTACGGTATAAAGGAGTTTACTACCGATAATTATGGATTCTCTAACGTAGAGATACAAAAAATGAAAAGAATCTACGATTATGCAACCGGTACGGATAGCTTTGAAACACATAAGTACAGGACTGATTTTGTTAAATTTGTAGATGAATTAGATAAAAGAAGAGGTACCGATTTTAATAAAACATTTCCTGAATTAAATAACCTATATGATAGATATAAGAAAAGGCTCGCCTTGGGTATTTTGGCCTAGTAGCATATGTGATACATTTCCTGATAAACCTGCAAACAAGATACTATCTGGGCAACATTACTTTCACCTTACCTTCAGACTTACATTAAAGGATAAATCAGACGATCAAAAAACCTTATTCACAATAGTACCGAGGTATACTGGTCTAGATTTATATAAGGATAAGATGATACTCACAGTAACTTGCGAAGACGGTCCTATATATGTAGACTTACCTTTACTGGTTAACTATAACGAAGAGGTAATTATTTCATTAGAACACACTCCTAAAGGTAATTTTAGATTATTTATAGATAATAAGGTTGTCCACGAAGTAGATTTAAAGGACAAAATTTTTGGATTAGCAGATAGCCCGCACATATTAATAGGAGCAGGAAATTTTCCAAAGAATGATTTTAATTTAAACTATACAGATTTTGATCTACATGAGTTTATATTGAAAGATGAGAACGAAATTATATCTCATCACAAATTTGAACAATTTATTTTTGATAAATCGGTAGATATTACCGGTAAATGTAATTTTATACACAAGTTATAATGGCAGGAGTTTTTGCAAAAAGAGACGACGAAACGTTTCAGGAATACAGAGATAGAGTAGTAAACAAATTATCCGGCTCATTTTGTGGAGCTAAATGGTATAATGCAACAATCTGGTTAGGAAACGGAACTACCGCTTCCTGTCATCACCCACCTGCACATAAAATACCTCTAGAGGAAGTAGCTAAATCTTATAAAGCTATTCATAATACTACCTATAAAAAAGCAGTAAGAAAACAAATGATGGACGGAGTTCGTCCTAAAGAATGTGAATACTGCTGGAAGATAGAAGACTTAGGAGCAGATAAAGTATCAGATAGGGTTTATAAATCTGTTATATATACAGACGAAGAACTCAAAGATGCTAAAGAGAAATTTGGAGCAGGCTTTGACGTTGATCTCAAGACATTAGAGATTGCTTTTGATGCTAACTGTAACTTTGGATGTTCATATTGTAATGCTTCTTTTTCTACTACTTGGCAAAAAGACATTAAGATGTTCGGACCTTACCAGAATCTAGTATCCGATGGTGCAGGAGCATTTCAACATGATGGTAAACATGCAATGCCGTATGGTAGAAAAAATAAAGATAATCCATATGTTGAAGCTTTCTGGAAGTGGTGGGAAGCAGAGCTGCAGTACACCTTAAGAGAATTAAGAGTAACTGGAGGGGAACCTTCAATGTCGCCTGATTTTTGGAAGCTAATGGATTGGTGGAAAGATCATCCTGAATGTGAGGTACCTTTTGCTGTAAACTCTAACTTAGGACAGAAGACACAGCTACTTGATGCTTTAATTGATTCAACTCATAACTTCAAAGATTTTAGTATATATACGTCTAATGAGGCAACAGGGTTACAAGCAGAGTATATTAGATACGGATTAGAATGGGATGTATGGTTAAAGAATATTTACAGAGTTAATAGAGAAGCAAAAGTATCCTCTGTTAACGTTATGATGACTATTAATGCATTATGCTTATTCTCCATTACAGAATTTATGGATGAAATGTTAAAACTAAAAAAAGAGTTTGGACATCATGCCGCGGTAATGTCATTTAACATATTAAGATTTCCTTCTTTCCAGTCTATTGTCACACTTCCTGTTAACGTAAGGATGGAAAGAGCTGCACACATTGAAAAGTGGTTAGAAGCTAATTGGAATGGAGGCTCAAATGGTTTTATGGATATGGAAAGAGACGGGGTACTTAGACTTATTGAATATATTAAACAAGTAGATTCAGGACACGCTCATACCTCTTCATTAGAGTCTAGAGAAAGAGATTTTAAATCTTTTTACACTCAATATGATAAGAGAAGAAAGAAAGATTTCTTAACTGCCTTTCCAATGTTAAAAGAATGGTGGGACAGTATTCCAGAAACAAATATCGAACTACTAAAAGGAGTTAGAGACGGAGACGATGCTAAATCTAACAGGTATGTTCACGAAGTACTGAAAAAAGCAAAAGATGAAGGATGGGTACTGAACCCACAGTGGGCTAATCCTGGATCACAAGAGTATGTAGAACCAGACGATCAACAACAAGATGATATGATTGACTTAGTTGAACAACTAAAAAAAGATTCAGATTCTAAATTTGTTGGAGGAGTAGCTAAAAGGTAAGCATGAAAATTAAACCAGAAGAAGGTAATAAGACGTTTTGTATAGCACCATGGACACACACCTACCTCTCTCCTCAGAGTGAGAGGAGGATGTGCTGTGCATCTAGGGAAAAAGCTTCCTGGGCAACACAGTATTTAGACTCAGATGCAGCAGACGGAACTTCTTCTTATAAACCCGGTACTCTCAAAGAACATTGGAACTCTGAATATATGAAAGGAGTGAGACGAGACCTTATGGCAGGTAAGGTTATACCTCAATGTTCGGTATGTAATGAACAACTACTAAATATATCTGTTTATAGAGATTATTTTAATAAATCTTTATTCCCTAATAAAATTGAGGAAGCATTTAGTAAAACAGATGAAACAGGCTTTACAACTATGCCTCCTATATCTTTTGATTACAGGGTAAGAAACCTTTGTAATTTTAAATGCAGAATGTGCGGAGATCAACTTTCATCTTCATGGGAAGCAGAGAGAAGAGCAATGGGCGATTACGATAGAGAAGGAAATGGTGACCATTGGGCTAAAAAAGAAAATAAACCAGTTATTGAAAACTTTCAAAAAGATGTAGCAGAAGCTGAACTTTGGGAAGCTGTGAAGAATGGTACTATAGAGGAAATATACTGGGTAGGAGGAGAACCTTTAATGTGGGAAGTACACTGGGAAGTAATGGAATATTTAGTTAATAATGATTTAGCTAAAAACGTATGGGTGCGTTACAATACTAATTTTAGTAGAACGACTTATAAACACTGGGACCTAAAAAACCTACTTCCCCACTTTAAAATGGTTCAAATCTGTGCTTCCATAGACGGAACTGGAAAAAATGTTGAATACGTAAGACATGGTATTAAGTGGGATCAATGGATACATAATTTTAAAGAATATTTATTTCTTAATCAAAAATATGGACAATACGGTATTGCATTTGACCTTACTATAACCACCCCAGGTCTTTTCAGCCTAAAGAGTTTATTTGATTTAGCAGTTGAACTAGATGTCAACACCCTGATTAAAACAACATTTGCATTTGACGGGAGTGTTACTATGTGTCCCCAAGTACTACCTAGAGAACTCTTTAACGAAGTTATTGATGATATATTAGACTACATAAGACCTAAAGTAGAAGTAAACCCAAAACATGCTAATTGGATAGAATGTCTTGAAGATTTAAAAAACAGAGAGACATTTGAAGAAAAGTACCCTGATTGGAAGGAGGCCTTAGTTAGAGGTAAACAAAATTTGACTAGAGTAGATAAGTGGAGAAAAAACGAAAATACTCTAGAAGAAATCTATTCGGAAAACCCTAAAGTATTAAACTGGTGGAGAAACATATAGAAAGTAGTAAAAAGAGTAAGTCTATATGTGCACTACCGTGGCTACATTTAGCTACACATCCTATAGGTACTATTACACCTTGCTGTATTACCGATATGAAAGATAGTGCTTCTACAGCAGCTACAGATCATGATGAAGCTCAGCACTTATTTCTTAGCAAAGATTCGCTTGATTCAATAGCTAATTCAAAAAAGTTTAAAAAGCTACGTAAAGACATGATGAACGGAGAATTCTCCTCTTTATGTCAGAAATGTTACAAATACGAAGCTGCAGGTGTAGAATCTAAAAGGGAAGTTTCTAATAGGGAGTATGGGAAATACTTAGAAGAGTATATAAAAAACACTGATTCTACAGGACACATAAAAGATATAAATTATAGATACATAGAACTAAGACTAGGCTCAGTATGCAACTTGAAATGTGTCACATGTAACCCTTTTTCTTCAAACAGGTGGAACCAAGATATACATGTGTTTAAGGGTACTGAGTTTGAAAAAGAATATTTTAAAAACGAGATAAAAACAGAGTGGTATAGAGATTACGGATTTTACGATAACCTTCTCGATAAGTGTAAGGACTTACAGGAAATTTGGATAAATGGAGGAGAGCCTACCTTAATTAAAGAACATGGGTACTTCTTACAAAAGCTTATAGATAATAACCAAGCAAAGGATATTAAAATTAGTTACAGTTTAAACAGTACAAAATTCCCGGACAGTTTTTTAGAGATATGGAAAAAATTTAAAAAGGTAAAGATACAAATCTCCATAGATGATATTGAAGATAGAAACCACTATGTACGATATCCATCAGACTGGAATACAATAATGACTGCTTTTACAAAAATTGCTAAATATAAAGATGTATTTGAGTTAGAGATATGCCAGACTGTTAGTGCTTTAAATGTTCATAATTTAAGTAACTTTAAAAACTTTTTTAAAGAATTCGGATTACTTTTTTCTCACAACTACGTACATTATCCATCTCATTTACAGGTTTCGATCTTACCAGAAGAATTAAAACAACAGGTTTTAGAAAATAATTCAGATTTAACAGAGATGGAAATAGATAGACTAAAATCTGAACTATATAAATCAGCTAGTCCAAAAGAATTAGATAAATTTAAATCCTATATTAATTTACTTGATAGAGCAAGAAATTTAAAAATACAAAATTACCTACCTGAGTGGGAACCTTATTTTAAATAAAGAATTATGAAAGACAGTAAAACATTATGCACAGCTCCGTGGATGCACTTACACATAATTAACGATGGAAGAGCATATCCTTGCTGTATGACTGAAATTACTAACGAATTAGCAGTAGGTAATGTTAAAACTCAGACACTAAAGGAAGTAGTAAACAGCCCTAAGATGAAAGAAATGAGAAAGGGAATGCTTGAAGGTAAACCTCTCCCAGCTTCCTGTGAAAGATGTAAAGGAAGGGAAGATGCTGGATTTAGTTCAATGAGAATAGGCATGAACAATAATTGGTACGATAAAGTAAAAGACCTAATAGAAAATACAAAACCAGACGGAGAAGTAACAAATTTAAGACTTCTATATTGGGACATAAGATTTTCTAACTACTGTAATCTAGCTTGTAGAACCTGTTCTCCTACATTTTCAACTTCTTGGGCAAATGATTATATAAGATTAAGAGACCATAATGATAATATTGAAACCGGTCTAATAAATTTAGATAATGAAACTAATTTCTGGAATGAGTTAGATGCCAATCTAGATGTAGCCCAAGAGATACACTTCGCCGGAGGAGAGCCCGTATTAATGCCGGAACATTGGAAGCTTATTAGCTTCTTAGAAGAGAACCAGAGGTTTGATACAAAATTAAAATATTCCACCAATGCTACAAAATTAGTAGTTAAAGGTAGAAATATTATTGATGTATGGAAAAAATTTAAAAATGTACATTTAAGTCTATCTATAGACGGAACAGGCGATGTATTCGAACTTACAAGACATAAAGGCAATTGGGAATCTACTAGAAATAATTTAATTGAGATTTCTAATAGCAATATAGAGTACTGGATACATCCTACCGTTAGTATATTAAACATTTTTAATATAGTAGAACTACATAAAGAGCTATTTGATTTAAATATTATTCCAAATGAAATAAGAGAATGTGAAGTAGGAAAATCCGGATATAATAGTAATGATTACTTTATTAAAAGATTTCACATCAACCCTTGTGTGACCCCAGATATTTATTCAATAACCAATATACCTGAAAATCTAAAAGCAATAGCTACACAGAAAATTAGAGAATACGCCAATACAAGTCTAAAAGAAAACGGGATACCGGTATCGGGTTGGGAATCGTTAATTAGTATTATGAATAGCCAACCATGTGATATGGAAGTATTCAGGAGATTTGTAGAGACTACTAAGAAATTAGACAAAATGAGAAATCAAAATTTTGTTGAAACGGTTCCTGAATTTAAACCTTATTTTTAATATGCACTACCTTTACGACTACTTATGGGAATCTCCAACTGAATTTGGAGTTAGAAATCTTTTAAGAAGAAACCACCTAGCTTATTACACAGATGAAATAATAAAAAACTGTAATAAAACAGACCCAGGAGAGGTGTACAGTGTAAGGTACTTAGATGAGGAAGAAGAGGCTGAAACCCTTGCAGCTATTAGTAAAAATACAACAGACCTAAAAGAAGGAGATGTATGTTATAACCTTGACCGTTTTGGACTAAGACATACAGGGGTGAACATACTTGAAGATGAAGTCGATACTTTAGTATTTGGATGTTCTTTTACATACGGAGTAGGAGTGCCATTGGAAAAAACATGGGCCTATAGTGTTAACACCCAAATTTTAGACAACCGATACATTAACCTAGCTATACCGGGAAGCTCAATTTCTAAAATTACAAGACTTTTATATAGTATAGCTCAATTTAAAAAGCCAAAAAGAATTATTATACTGCTACCGGATTACAACCGGGAAGAAATAATTACCGAAAAAGATAGTAACGCAAGTAAAAAAGTACGTAATAATTTTGAAACTATAAATTTTGTCCCTAGGTATCTACCTGAAAACCAAGAGGTAATGTACCATATTAAGAGGTACATGAACACACTAGTTACGGAAAATAACAAAGTCAATACATACAAAAATCTACAAATTATTAAGTTTCTCACAGACCAGCTGAACATAAAGTTATACATCTCCAGCTGGTGCCCTTGGACTTACTCAACTTTAGAAAAAGTATTTGACACAACTCAAATAGCACCATATTTTGAATTTAAAAATGATGCAAAAGATAACCTATATGCTAGAGATGGAGGACATCCAGGTTTGGTAGATAATAAAGAGTTTGCGAACGACTTACTAAAGTTTATAACTAATAAAGAAAAGGTACACCACAATGTCATTTAATCATTACTTAGAAATAAACTATAACCAAGCTATAAATTTCGGTTTTGATAAATTAAATACTAAACCAGACATCGGGTTTGTACACGGTAGTCCGATACTTGAAACTCTAGTCTTTAAAGAAAGCACATCGTACTTTATAGAAACTGGTAAAAAATTTATATACCCAATCTCAGGATTAAGTGAAACTATGTATATCTCTCCTGCTTTTTTATTAGAAAGCAATGTTATTGAAGCATGCAAGAATGGCCTGTGTAAAGTAGGTATAATGTACGATACAGAAGGAACAACATATCAGGACCGGTACCTTTTTTGGCTAGAAGAATTTGCAGAGTTAAATGAATTAGATGAAACTAACTTTTTTTTCGCACATGGGAATAGACAGTTAATACAAACCTATAGAGATTTTTTAATAAAGAAAAGAGAATTAAATCCTACGTTAGAAGTAAAACCTAAAGTTGAGATTTTAAAATACTCTTATTTTGAAAATTTTCCTTGGTTTATTCCCGGTGATTATAAATTAAGAAAATCAAAAACTAAAGAGCAATTATTAGAGCACTTCAATAAAATATTAACCAGGAACAGGGAAGAACAAAAAGTAAAGCATTTTTTATGTTTGAACAGAAGACCGAGACTAGGTAGAGTATTAATATTTGGAGCTATTGAAACTAACCCTTATTTAAGAGATAAGACTATACTAACAATGGGTCCTCATGAACTTCCTGAGGGAACAGAGTTTCGACCGTTAAAAGCAATAGAAAGGAAATATATCCCATCTTGGATATATGATTATGTAGACTCATACGACTTTGAAAAACCCATACATGTAATAGATAATCCAGATAATAGTAATAAAGCACATGATATAAATCTTGAGTTTCACCAAAGTACATTTTTAAACGTTGTTACAGAAACACTATACAATAAAGAGATAATGTTTCTTTCGGAAAAAATATTTAAACCAATGTATATGCTACAACCTTTTGTAGTGATTGGAAATCCTAATACTTTAAAAGAACTTAAGCAACTTGGGTATAAAACTTTTGATAGATGGTGGGATGAAAGTTACGATGAAGAAGAGGACTTGGTACAAAGAGTGTTAAAAGTAGAAATAATTTTAAATAAACTAAGTAAGTTAAGCTTTGAAGAACTCTACAAAATTACTCAAGAAATGGAAGAAACATTAATACATAACTTTAACAGATTTCTATTTGAAAGTAAACAAGAAACATTAGATTATTTAAATTTTCTAACTTTTCAACAATATTTTGAAAAACTACCTCCATATCAATATTAATGAAAAGCAACCTTATAACCTTTGGATGTAGTTATACTAAATTTGATTGGCCAACTTGGGCAGATTTTCTTAGTTCATATTACAGCACATATACAAATTATGGAAAAGCAGGATCAGGAAACAGAGCGATTTTTCATAAAATTATTAAATACCTAGATTCAAAAGAAAATTTTACACAAGATCAAGTTATAATTCAGTGGAGCAGCTGCGCTAGAGAAGACAAATACGATAAACATTCTAACCAGGAATATCTTTGCGCAGGAAATATTACTAATAATCCTTTCTATACCAAAGAATATGTAGATAAGTACTTTTCATTTCAACAAGACTTAGTAGAAACGGTAAATTACATAAAAACGGTAAAAGACCTACTTGAATATCATAACATTAAGTACTTAATGACTTTTATGTTAGATTTAAGGATAGGCACACATTTAGGAGAGCCGGGATTCAACAGTAACTTTGAATACTTAACTGAGATAGAGTTAAATAAATGTAAACCTATATTTAAAAAACTTGACTATTTAGTTGATAATAATTTTACCGATTTATGTATTACTATGCACCAATTAGACTGCAGTGATAAAGTATACTGCTTCTCCCCTAAAGGAGAGGTAAACCCAGACTCTCACCCTAGTCCAAATCAGCATTACAGTTTCATGGAGAAGTATTTACTCCCTAAACTAAAATACATACAGCAGAAAGAAACCCCGGTATCTATCAGTCTATTAAAAGACTGGAATAATTTTGCTAAAATTAAAAAAAATTTAGAAGATAAGTTAGAGTATAAACCTTCAACCTGGCCTACTAAAACTACAATGAACTTTTAACAGTGCTCTATTTATAAAAATAATAAATGTTAGTATGAAAATAGGCTTTATAGGAGTTGGAAAACTCGGAAAAGATGCTGCCGAAGTAATGGCAGAAAAACACGACGTTATAGGTTACGATGTAACAAAAGTTGAACCGGAAAACTTTAATATGGTAGAAACCATAGGAGAAGTTTGTAAAGGTAGAGAAATGATATTTATAGCGGTTCCAACACCTCACGATCCTGCCTATGATGGTAGGTATCCAACAGCACATTTACCAAACAAAGACTTTAACTACCAGATTGTAAAAGACGTACTTACTGAAACAAACAAGTATGTTACAAAAGATCAATTAGTAGTTTTAATCTCAACTGTACTACCAGGAACAATTAGAAGAGAGTTTATAGATTTAATTCCTAACGGAAGATTTATCTACAATCCTTATTTAATTGCAATGGGTACAGTTAAATGGGATATGGTTAATCCTGAGATGGTTATTATTGGAACTGAAGACGGTTCAATGACCGGAGATGCTAAGATGTTACTCGATTTTTACAAAACGTTTATCACAGAAGGTACACGGTATGAAGTAGGAACTTGGGATGAAGCAGAAGGTATTAAAATATTTTACAATACATTTATTTCTACAAAAGTAACTTTAGTTAACATGATACAAGATGTTGCCGAAAAAGGAGGTAATATGAATGTAGACGTAGTAACAGGAGCATTAGAAAGATCCACATACCGTATACTCGGTAAAGCTTATATGACAGCAGGTATGGGAGATGGAGGAGGATGCCACCCAAGGGACAATATCGCCTTACGTCATATGGCAGAAAAGTTAGGTTTAGGGTATGATTTATTTGATGCAATAATGAATGCTAGAGAGAAACAAGCTAAAAATCTTGCAGAGACTTTAGTTAAACACGCTCAAGAAAATTCCCTACCTATAACAATACTCGGTAAATCTTATAAACCGGATGTACACTACGAAGACGGTTCTACAACTATACTAACAGGTTATTTCTGTGAAGAATTAGGAATAAAACCTGAATTTGATTTAGAAGTTCCAAATAAGGCAGTTTATTTATTAGGACATATGGGTAAATT